AGCAACTTATGAGCAAGCCTTAGATAGAAATAAAAATAGATATAGTTATGATTATTGCATAGCTATGGCTAGATGCGTAAGAATTTTGCGTTATGGTGAGCTATCGGTCAATAAAATTACCACAAAAGATGTGGATAAAGAGATTAATCTTTGGACTCCCAATTGTTGGAGCTAAAAGATATTTTCAGAAAGAGGTAAGAAATGATGAGATATTTACTAATGTATACAGTTTATTTGCCATATAATTTAAAGACATGGTTTAAAAAGGTATTTAGGTTAAAAAGCACAAAAATAACTGATAGTTATAAACACCAATCATATTACTTTTCTTTTCTTAAGAAAGAAAAACAAATACCACCAGTAAAAATTAAATGTCCGTATATTCCTGAACTAAAAACAGAAGGTGCTGCCGCATACGATTTAGTGGCAAAATTAACAAGTTCATGTTTAATATTTAAGGCTGGAGAAACAATGCTAGTTCCAACTGGATGCCATATTGAAATACCAAAAGGTAAATGTGGTCTTCTTTTAATTAGATCTAGCCTTTCTCTTAATTCTCCACTTGGTTTAGCTAATGGTGTTGGTTTAATTGATTCTGACTATAGAGGTGAAATTAAAGTTCCACTAAGAAATTATTCAGCTTCTAAAAGATATACTATTAATAACGAAGATAGAATAGCTCAGTTACTATTAATTGATTGTTTTACACCAGAATTAATTAGAACAAAAACACTAACTGAAACTACCAGAAATGATGGTGGTTTTGGCTCAACAGGAACTAAATAATGAACACATTTCAAAACTTTATTGCACTAAGTCGTTACAGCCGTTGGATTGAATCAGAGGGTCGTAGAGAAACTTGGGAAGAAACCGTAGACCGTTGGTGGAACTACTTTTCTAGCAAGGCATCTGTCCTTTTAGAACGGCCAGATATTAAGGAAGCTATTTTAAATCTAGAAGTACTTCCAAGTATGCGTGGTCTAATGACCGCAGGACCAGCCCTTGATAAAGACCATACAGCACTATATAATTGTTCCTATCTAGAAATAGACTCAATTAAATCATTCAGTAATCTTATGTACATTCTTATGTGTGGTACTGGCGTTGGCTACTCTGTAGAACAACGATGTACTAGCAAACTAGGACAAGTACCAGCAAAAATTGAAAAGAATTTTAATAAGATTGTTGAAGTAGGTGATTCAAGAGAAGGATGGTGCAACGCACTATTTAACCTTATATCTAATCTTTATGAAGGTATCCACCCAAAGTGGGACACCAGTAAGGTAAGACCATCTGGTGCTAAGTTAAAGACATTTGGTGGGCGCGCTAGTGGTCCCGGTCCTCTTGAAGAAGTCTTTAGATTTATTACACAAACATTCTATACTGCTCAAGGTAGATCCCTTACAGCACTAGAATGCCATGACATTTGCTGCAAGATTGCACAGTCAGTAATTGTAGGTGGTGTGCGTAGATCAGCCATGATCTCATTGTCAGATCTATCAGATAGAGAAATGGCTAAGTGTAAGAGCGGATCTTGGTGGGCATCTAGTGGACACAGAGCACTAGCAAATAACTCAGCCATCTATTACAGCCGTCCATCACTAGGGCAATTCCTAGAAGAATGGACTGAATTATACAACAGCCATTCAGGTGAGCGTGGTATTTGTAATAGACAAGCCATGAGAGCTATTGCAGTTAAGGCAGGTCGAAATGAGAATGTTGAGTATGGTACTAACCCATGTTCCGAAATTATTCTACGACCAAATCAATTTTGTAACCTTAGTACTATTGTACTTAAGACAGAAGATACAGTTGTTTCTATTAAAAAGAAAATCGAAATTGCTACCATTATTGGTACAGTTCAGAGTATGTTTACAAACTTCCCATATCTTTCTAGCGATTGGCAAAAGAATTGTGAAGAAGAAAGACTACTTGGAGTTTCAATGACTGGTATCTTTGATAATGCGCTTATGAATGGCTCCAAGGGAATGGGTAAACTAGCTCATGCTCTTGAATCATTTAGAGAACACTCAACAAAAATTAATCTAGAGTGGTCTGAAAAGCTTGGTATTAACCCAAGTAAGTCAATTACTTGTATTAAGCCAGAAGGAACTACTAGTTGCCTTGCTGATTCAGCCAGCGGCCTGCATCCAAGATATGCTCAGTTCTATTATCGAAGAGTTCGTATGGATAAGAAAGATCCAATGTGTGCATTCCTAAAAGATTCTGGTGTTCAATCAGAAGATTGTGTTGTAAATCCAGACTCTACAACAATCTTTACATTTGCCCAGAAAGCACCAGCAGATTCTATTACCCAAAAGAATCTAAAGGCTTTAGATCATCTAGAACTATGGAATACATATCAGCAATCCTATTGCCACCATAAGCCATCTATTACTGTATCATATGGTGATGATGAGTTCTTATCAATTGGTCAATGGGTATATGAAAACTTTAATGAAATTTCTGGTATTTCTTTCCTTCCTAAATCAGATCATGTTTATGCTCAAGCACCATTTGAAGAAATTGATGCAAGAACCTATAACATGACTCCAAAGATTGAGGTTGATTGGTCATTACTACAAAACTATGAAAAAGAAGATTCTACAAAAGCATCTCACGCTATGGCTTGTACAGCCGGAGCTTGCGAAATTGTAGATCTATCATAAGGAAATAATATGTATTCAAAAGAACAAGTAGCAACTAGATTAAGATTGGGCACTAATTTAAACATACCAGAACTAGTCCTTATTGTAAAATCATTAATGGAAAAAGTAGACGAATTAGAAAGCAAATATAATGAATTATCCGAAAATAGACGAGGATCTAATAAAGTTTCTGGAGAAGATGTACAACCATCTACCATACGATCCATCTTTAAGCTCTGATGATTTTACCAGAGAAGCCGCATTTGCTGCTGGTCAAGTAGATGTTGTTTCTAAATTAAAAATTATATTTGAAAAACAAAGAAAGGAGAAGTTTAATGTCTAATATGCAAGGTATTTCTTATTTAACAAACTTATTATCAGAAGCTAATAAAATTAAAGAATCTGAATTAACAAGAACAAAACAATTAGCTGCTGCTCAAAGAAAAATAGCTAATAGTGCTGACTTAAGAAAACAACAAAATATTGTTCAAACTGCATTTAAACCAAAACAATCTTCTTATCTAGAACAATCAAGTCAAAACAGAAATGCAAATATTTCTGGTATAAGTGCATTGTATAAAGCAGCTAAAGAATATAATCCATTAGGTTCTTCTAAAACAGAAGAACAATTAAAAGAACCCTTAACTTATTTATCTAAACTTAAAGAAGATACAGTAGTGTCTGCTTTAGGGGATGCATTAAATGCAACTGGTACGATGCTTCAAGGAGAAGAAGCAAAAATTAACAGTTGGGGTGTAATGGATTCTTTAGAAAATCAAATTAAAACTCTTACATCAGATAAAATTATTAGTACTTCTGGTAGGCATTGGTATAAATCTTCTCCAACAACAGCTGATCTTAACGCAGCAGCAAAGTTACAAACTCAATTAAATGAATTAAAACTATATCATCCAGAATCTATTCAAGAAAGAAATAGGCTTACTAGAGATTGGAACAATTTAAGAGCTATTAATAAAGATTTTATTACTCCACAACAAACTACTCTTAATAATCTTATAGCAGAGCAAGAAAAATATTTTGGTAAAGATTTTGCAAATGTTTCTAAAGAACAACTAGTGTCGGCTGATTGGACTGCATGGCAACAGTTATCTGGAGATATTACTAAATATACTAGTTTAAGAGATACTTATATTAATAAATATAAAGCAGATCCATCTAAATTTAATAAAGATTGGATTAAACAATATAATGATTTAATAACATCTACAGCAACTAGTATGAGTGCTGAAATTCCTAAAGTATTACAATCAGCAACTAATACAGCAGCGTCAATTAAACAAACACAAGAAACAACTTTATCTGCTTTAGAAGCATTAGATAAATCATTTGGAATGCAATCCAGAGTTCCTGCTGAACAAAGAAAAGTATCTGATGTTAATACTACAAGGCAACAAGTATTATCAAGAATACAAAGAGTTGGTTCTTATTCCGAAAAAACAAAACCAACGCCAAAGTTTGAAACACGACCATATTAAGGAGATTAAAAATGGGTGGAGCACCAACAATTTCAGGCGGAATGTCACAAGCTGAATATCAAAAACTATTAGATGAACAAAGAGTTTATGCTGAAGAAGCAGAAGCAAAGCGAGAAGCTAAATTAGCTGAGTATGAACAAAATAGAATTAAGGCAGAAAAAGATCTTTTAGAAGCTCAAAAATTAGCTGAACAACAAAAGATTGCTGCTCAACAAGATGCAGAAGCTCAAATTGCTGGAGAAGTAGAGGCTATGGATCAAACTCAAATTAAAAGGGCTACTTTAGGAACAGATCTTGCACAATCCTTATTAAAGGGAATGTCTGGAACTACTGAAAGACCAAAGTGAGGTAAAACATGGCAGAACAAACTTTAGCGGAACGGTTTAGAACACTAGATGGGCGTAGACAGTACCGAATCGACCTTGCTCGTAAGTGTGCAAGTCTAACCATTCCTTCTGTTCTGCCACCAAGAGGTTGGACAGAAGATACTGCACTTCCTCAACCATACTCATCAATAGCTAGCAGAGGTGTTACAGCAATGGCAAGCAGAATGTTATCTGCATTAATGCCATTAAACGATACCCCATTTTTTAAGTTTGCCTTAAAGACTGGTGCTGAAGCAACACCAGAAATTAAAACATATCTTGAAACTCTTAGTTATCAAGTATACAATAAAATTGTATCTCATAATTTAAGAGAAACAATATTTCAAGCACTACAACATCTTATTATTGTTGGTGATGTATTAACTATAATGGATGATGATTTTTCATTTAAAAATCTTAGATGTGATCAATATACGGTTCAAAGAAATGTTCATGGTAAAGTAATAGAACTAATTCATCTTGAATATATTCCAATTGATCCATTAGATGAATCGGTTGATCAAGCAGGATCATCTAGTCTTGAATACAGACATGGTTATAAAACACTTTATTGTCAATATATTTTAGATGAAGATGGATCTGGTTGGTATGGCCGTAAAGAAGATGAAGATGGTGAAGTTGTTATGGAAGGAGAATATAAAGTTCTTCCATTAATTCCACTAAGATGGTATGGCATTATTGGAGAAAACTACGGTAGATCCCATTGTGAAGATATTCTTGGTGATTTGACATCACTAGAAAACTATACACAAGCCCATATTGAAGGTATGGCAGCAGCCTCAACCTTTTGGATTGGTGTTGATCCCGGTGGTTTAACTGAAATTGATGATATTGCCTCTGCTAATAATGGTACATTTGTTCCCGCAAGACAAACAGATGTATTCTGTATTAGTCCAGCTAATACCTTAAACCCACAAATTGCATCTACACAAGGTGCAGTACAGGAAATGCGTACAGAAGTAGCTGAAGCGTTTTTAATGACAAGAGGAGCACTTCCTACTGGTGATAGAGTAACAGCAACTGCGGTAAGAATGATTGGGTCTGAATTAGAAACAGTACTAGGTGGGGCTTTCTCATCTATTGCTAGAGATCTAATGGAACCTATTGTTAAAAGAGCTGTCTTTATCATGTTAGATACTGGTGACATAGATGAAAGAATGACAGAACAATTTTACGATAAAGATGGAACTCTTAATATTGAAATTGTAACAGGTCTTCAAGCTTTATCTAAAGACTCAGATCTACAAAAACTAATGCAAATGGGTGAGATGGTTAGAAACCTACCACCACAAGCATTACAAACATTCCGTTGGGATGCTTATTCAAAAGCTTTAATATCATCTCTTGGTTTTGATCCAAGAATGTGGGTTAAGTCTGAAGAAGAAATCATGCAAGAACAACAGATGGCTCAACAGCAAACAATGCAAGCACAGATGCAACAACAAGCTGGTAGTGCTATTACAAATGGTGTTGTTAATACAGCATCTCAAGCTGCTCAACAAGACTTACAACAGACTGGTGGACAAAATATTGGATCAGTTCTACAGCAATTTGGTATTAATCCACAACAACTAACAGGAATGCAACAATGAGAAAACCATTAAATAAAGCAAAGATGGCTTGTAATAGACCACAAAAATCTCCTAATCCAGCCAAGAAGCGAGTTGTAAAAGCTTGTGCTAATGGCCAAGAAAAGATTATTCATTATGGTGCTACTGGTTATGGTAATAACTATTCAGCAGCAGCAAGAAAATCATTCAAGGCTAGACACAAATGTTCATCTGCTGGTAATAAATTAACAGCCCGATATTGGGCCTGTAAAGACCTGTGGGCTGGTCCTAAGGGATCTAAAACTAGTTGCCCTAAAGGTAGAAAGTGTAAGAAATAATGCCTTTTAAATCAAAACAACAAGCAAAGTTTATGTTTGCTACTCATCCACGAATTGCTAAAAAATGGGCTAAAAAAACTAGTTCAATTAAAGAACTTCCAAAATACGCTAAGAAGAAAAAGAAAAAATGAAAAAGAAAAAGAAACCATTAGATGCTTGTGCAAAGGCTGCTAAGGCTGCTTATAAAGTATGGCCTAGTGCTTATGCTAGCGGTGCTGCTGTTCAATGTCGCAAAGGAAAAGGTTTCTTAGCAAAGAGAGTTCGCCGTGGCCGATAAGTTTTCTTTAGAAAAGAAAAAAGGATTACATGGTTGGTTTAGTCGCAATAAAGGTAAGGGTTGGATAGACTGTAAGACTGGTAAGCCTTGTGGTAGATCTGGTTCTAAAGACAAACGCAATGGATATCCTGCTTGTCGTCCTACTAAAGCAATGTGTAATAAAAAAGGTACGCGAAGAAAAAATTCATCAAAAAGGGTGTCTTGGAAATGAAGACTAAATTCAAATGCAATTGTGGAACAACAACAAGAATGACTGGGAAGCAAGCAGAATCAAAGAAGAATATGACATCTTCCTCAAAGATGAAGAAGTCATCAAAGCGTTAAATAAAATAAAGATGCAGTATTCTGATTTATTAAAAAAACTTATGGAGAATAATAATGAGTGATTTTCTACTAGCAAAAATAGATAATCAAAAATTCTATATTCTTCCAGTTTGTAATATACCAGATATTCCAACTGCTCCAGATGTAACTGATGAAACATGGGTTGAATGGGCATCAAAAGGTTATTCAGTATCAACAACTACTGGTGGAATAAATAGTCAATATAACGATAATATTGAAACTTATATTATTCCAGAATATCTTAAAAAACTAGATATAGATTATATTTCATTTGGTGTTACTGCAAACGGTAGTGTTGCAAACCCAATTAATAATGAAAGTTATATAATTACTTGTAATTTAATTTATGAATTAGTAGATGGAATAAACCCATTTTATGATGGAACTGGTTCTTCTTTTACTTTTGCAGAAGCTAATTTATATAGAACACAAATTAAAGTTCCTAATGGAAAACTAATACCAATAGACCTTAAAAGTGTATATGCTATAGAAGATATTGCATATTTACTTAACGAAGATCTTCCGGGACCAACTTCTTCACCAGATAAAAACAATAAAGCAAGACCTTATAATATTACTTTGTGGAAAAAGTTTCTTAAATCAAATGCAAATAATAGATTTTCATTTATAGCTGATGGTAAACTACCAGTTGGTCTTAATGAGTATATTAACCCCGATTATACAGGATAACAACAATGTCAGATTTCTTTTCAGCTAGTGTAAATAATGCATATTTCTATGTACTTCCTATATGTAATTTACTTCCATATAACTCAGGATCTAGTACTGGAGGTATTGTAGGTAATGTTGCTGGAACAAACCCATTAAGCACTACAATTACAATTCCAGATTATATTAAAAACTTAGAAATAGATTATATTTCTTTTGGTGCTAATCCAGCAGGGGCTGCCGTATTACCATCACAATTATGTGTATTACAGATTGTGTATGATACTGGCGATAATGTTGATTTTCAAGTTTATAATTCAGCAAATAATTTAGTATCTTTATCAACTGATTCTGAATATATTGTTGAAATTAGAGTTAGAAATGGTGAACTACTTCCTATTGATATAAAAAATATTAAAAGAATTCAAGCAAGTACAAGTTCAGCATCAACTAATAGTCTAGCTACTCCAACAAATATTACTTTATGGAAGCGTTTTATTAAGTCAGCTTCAACAAACAAAAATACCTACATGGTAGATAACAAACTATCAGCAGGTCCAAATTCAACGGTATAATATAACATGCCAACTAAAAGAAATTATAAAAAAGAATACGCAAAATATCATGGTACTGCCGCTTATCGTAAGCGAAGATCACTAAGAGTAACCGCCCGTCGTAAATTAGAAAAGACTGGTCGTGTTCGTAAGGGTGATGGTAAAGATGTAGACCACAAGAAGGCGTTATCTAAAGGTGGTACTAATGGACTAAGAAATCTTAGAGTAGTATCCCGACGCACTAATCGTGGTAAAGACAATAACTAAGGAGATATGATGATAGACGAAACTAATGAGACTCAGGAAGCTTTTGAATATCAACAACCACCAGCTACAAGCGAGGCTGATATTCAAATAAAACAAGCTGAACAATCTCAAACATCTAGCGCAGAAGATATGCATAGTGCTAGAGATAGAAAGGCATTTGAAATTTATGTTAAAAACCAAGGTCTTGAAATTCCAAAAAATTTTAAAGATAGTAATGCTTGGTTTGATTCATTAAAGAATGCTCAAAAGGAATATACTAAGGCTCGACAGGAAATAGCTGAACTTAAAAAAACATATGAAAAAAATGGTGTAGTCAATGAATCATATGTAGAAGAAACAGCTTCTGAAGAATCAGTAGTACAAGCTTCTGAACCAGAAGTAAAAATTCCAGAAGAATTAAGAATTCCAAATATTACTAAGAAAGAAGAAGGAGTAACTAAAGAACCAATTAAGCCAACAATCTCAGAAGAAGATTGGTCTAAATGGTCTATGGAAGTTGCTATAAGTAATGATCTATCTACTGAGTCAATCACAGAAATTAAATCAAAGACTGGCTTTAGTGATAGAATGATTACTGATTATGTAGAAGGTCAACGGGCAAGATCAAGAGAAGCTTTTTCTAAGGCTGCTGATATTGTCGGTGACAAGAGTAAACTTAGCAGTATCTTTGCATGGGCTGCAAAGACTATGACTCCTCAGCAACAAGCAGAAATTAATGCTACCCTAGCTAGCCCAAGCTGGGAAGTTGCTTTGTTGGGTCTACAGGCTAAGTATGAAAAAGCCACCGTAGGTATAGCAAAGGGTAAGGAAATGCCTGTTAATAAGAATCAGGTCAATGTGGCCTCAACTAAACAGGCATTAACACCCTATAGGACTAAGCGAGAGTTCTACGCTGATAGAGGAAACCCAAGATACAATAGCGATCCTAAGTTCCGTCAAGCAGTAGAACAACGCATTATTATGTCCGATATTACTCGTTTACCAAACTGACTTTATTAAGCAAATCCCCCTTAATGGTAATGGATGGCAAAATAAAGAAAGTAACACAAGCATGACTCCTATGGAATAATCAAATTGTGATTATGTTACTTTATCGTTTTACTAATTTTATTTATTAATTTACTATTTTAAACTTATATAGGAGTATATAACTATGGCATTTTCTAATAATCAATATTCTAATCTTGCAGCAGGTGATTTTACACCACCACGAAGTGGAACAACTGATGCAATTGACGGAAGCAATCCAAATAAACTCTGGCTCCCACTGTGGAGCGGAGAAGTAATTCATGCTTACGATCAATACAATGTATTTGAAAGTCTAGTTACTAATAAATCACTAACAGGCGGATTCTCATGGGAATTCCCAATTACTGGTACTGTAGGCTTAGAACCATCATGGGATGCTGGTGAAGAACTAGGTGGTTACTCAGGTTCTGCTAGTGCAACAACCAACAGTTTCAAGGTAAATCTTGACAAGCGTCCAATGGCCACTCACTTTGAAACTGATAATGTTGATGCTCTCATTACTCAATGGGACTATCGTAGCGAACTAGCCAGACAAGCTGGACAAACCCTAGCAAATACCAGAGATCGTCAGCTTGCTGAAACTATCTGTGTTGCTGGTCTACTATCACCACTAGGTGTTAGCCACACAGCTGGTACTGGTACTACTGCTGATCCAAGAGGTCTAGCTTATACAGACTTTCCTTCACCAGCAGTTGTTGGTACAGCTGTTGCTGGTGCTAATAACTATGCAGTAACTAACTGCACAGAACTATCAGCTCTTAATATTCTTAAGGCTATTGAAGATTACTTTGTATTCATGCAGGAACACGACTACCCAGCTAACAATGTTTATTGTGTAGTCACTCCAAAGGTATTCCAAGTAATTCGTGGTCTTGGTATTCCAAGAGCTGTACACGCAGCTTCCGGCGCGTCTTGGGCTAATGGTACTTATGCTAATACCCCACTATTTACTGGTAGTGATGATTACAATGCTGGTATGGGTATTGGTATGGGCATGAATGCATTAACTGATTCTCTTGAATATATGGGTTGCCGTATTATCAAGAGTAATCATCTTCCAAACGGAAAAGATTATGCTACAAATAATATTGGTTCAACCAAGTATAATCTAAAATGGAGTGCTGATACTTGCCCAGATATCTTTGGTGCTATCTTTCAGCCAGAAGCAGTTGCTGGTCTATCACTAATGGGTATGAAAGTTGACACCGTACAGGATGTTCGAAGAAATACTCAATTTACCGTAGCTAGTATGATGAAGGGTACTGGTATTATTCGTCCAGAACTATGTCAGCTACTAGTAGGTATTAATAACGGTGGTGCTGGCGCAGATCTTGCTAGTGGTGGTATTGACGAAAGACACGAAGTATATTCAATCATCAATTCCGCTTCTAGCTCAGCCCTAGCAAACGGTTTCGGTGCTGAATACGCACAAGCTTGATAATGATTAATCTTACTGTTAATATCGTTTATTTGTTTAAACATGTTTGACAGGAGGTGATCTTACATCTACCCCCGGCTCCCTTAATTGGGAGTCGGGTGGTTTATTTTTTCTTTTTTATAAGGAGGCTATATGGGTTTTATTACAAAGCTACAAGCTATTAACCAAATGTTACTGGCAGCAGGCGAAGCTCCTGTAGCCGATTTATTAAATAATTCTGGTATTGATACCAGCGTTGCTGAAACTATTTTAGAACAAGCTAGTTTAGATTTTCAATTAAGAGGTCTTGCTAATAATAAAATAACTAGAAAACTAAATCCAAATAGTGAAGGTAAAATATACTTTTCTGTTGGAGCAGATGCTGATGAAGAAGGAATTATTTCAGCTGATCTAATGTCGTTGCATTTAAACACAAACAATGAAAGAATTGTTGCTAAGGTTTATAATGATGGATCTGGTTCAACTGGTTCGATTAAATTATATAACTTTACTGACGAAACCGATGTTTGGACTTATGCTGATTATTATGTTGAAATAATTAAAAAACTAAAATGGGATCATTTAGATACTCCAGTTCAAAAATCTATTTTAACAACAGCAGCTAGACATTATCAAATTCTTACTCAAGGTGATCCTGCTGCCGATCAATTCTTAGCTTTCCAAGAACAGGTATTTGGTTTTAAAGGAAAAGCAGCAGACATTAATGATAAAAAGAGAAATATTTTTAGTTCTGGTGACGCGAATGTTAGGGGTGCTGTTTTTAGAAATCCTTATATTTATGATCCATCAAGATATCGTTTTTGGCGAGGAGTATAATAATGGCTAGAAGATACCCAAATACAAGAGGTCCATCAGTAAGTACTAAGATACCAATTTTTACCCTTAGTGGTGGTGTTAGTAGACAACCACAGTCTAAGAGATTACCTAGTGAAGCACAAAACATGGATAATGCTCTCGTATCTTTGGAAAGATCTTTTGAAAAAAGACCGGGGTTTAAAACCATATTACCATATACTTTTACTGGTAATATTGATTATAATAACGCTAGCGTATCAGCAACATTTACAAGAACTAATTATGTAATCACTATTACTAAAGCAAATCACTTGTTAGTTGTAGGGGATAGAATTACAGTAACTTTTGCTACTGGCTATTCTGCATTAGATGGTGACTATCTTGTAGAAACAACACCAACATCTAGTACCTTTACAGTTAAATCAACAACAACCGGATCTATTGGAAGTAATAGTTGTAGTTATGTAAATAAAAATATTGTTCAAAACCACGAAAAAATTGATCTATATCCTTTAGAACATTCTTTTGGTACAGAAAAAGATTATTGGTTTTATTGGTTTAATATTAATGATAATAATAAATTTCTTGTTGCTATAGATTATAAAGCAACTACAGCACCAAATGTTTTAATGTATGTTTTTAGATTAAGACCAGATGGTACTTGGAGCAATGAAACACAATATTCAAATCTAAACGAACAAGACTCAACTATTATAGATCCAATTACAAGAACATATATTACACATGGTAGTGATACTAATAATAAAGCAAAAGATGTACTCAAGGCTACAACAGTAGGCAATAGTATTATTATTCTTAATACATTAGTATATGCTGGTTTTACTAGTGGAGCATCTGGATGGAATGGTGATTCATCTGGTGAAAAACTATTTAAGTTAACCGGAGAAGAAGACTCAACTACTACAGATACAAGTGGAATTAAACTTACTTATTATTCTTCTGCAAGATATACTAAGGGATCTAATTCTTATTGGTATTTAAACACACAAGCAGGCACTAGCACAACAATTACTTGGACTGGTACTCTAGCTGTTGGTAGCACAGTAACACTAGGAACAGCACCAAGTCTTCCAACAGGATTAACATATGGAACGCCTTCAACAACTGACCCAATAACAATAAATCCATCAACTCAATCAAAAGTATATATAACAAAAGCATCAAGTACTGGTTTAATTACACTTAGTAATTGGGGTTCAAATGGAACAACATTTACCGTTGAATCTATTTCTGGAACAGGAATATCTAGTGGCAATACTGTTACTGCATACTCTGGTTACTTTGCTGAAGTAGAAGATTTTATCTGGCATGATGCAACACAACCTTGGTTTGGACAATCATTAGCAGACTTTAGTGAAATTAGATTTCCTCCAGAATACGCAGAAGTAACAGGAAATAATGGAATTATTCTAAATAATGTTACTTATGATAATACTGCATTTACAGTACTAGGTGCTTTATATGGCGGGGCTGGATCTGGAAAAGTATATTATACAGCAGCACCTTATCTAAACTTTACAAGTGGTTATTATAGAATTATTTCATCTGCTAGTAAACCCTATACTAAAAAGGTCCGTAGTCCCGACTGTTATTCTGTAATTGATAAAAGAAGAATGCCACAAAAAATTACATATAATGCAGCAGCTACTTTAAAATGGGTAGCCAAGCCAATTGAATGGGAACCAAGAACGAGCGGCAATAGATATTCAAATCCCGGTCCAAGTGTGTTTCTATCAGCTGATAAAATAACACCAAGACAAGTACAAATTAAAGCCATCTCTACATTTAGAGATCGTTTATATTTTGCTGCCGAAGATGTTGTATTTACAAGCCAACTTGGTGTTTATGAAGATTTATTTTTATCTGATCCAAGCAATATTGTAGCTACAGATCCAATTGATATTAGAGCCTCGTCTAATACATTTAGTGAAATAACCTCTTTAACTCCATTTAGTACTTATTTATTTATTAATACAATTAACAATGTACAATATGAACTAAAGGGATCACAGAACCAAATTACTCCCCTAACAGCAGAAATATCACCAACGGCTTTTTATTCTACAGCTAGGTTTATAGAACCACAATTAATGGGATCATTGATTTACTTCTTTGACTCATCTAAACTATATTTATATTTAAGCTCAGAGTCAAGTGATTTAGCAGTAGCTCAAGAATTAACAGTAACCTGTTCAGATTATATCCCATCTACAATTAGAAGCGTATGCGTGGCTTCAGCCCAAAGCCTTATCTGTATGGCTGATGACGATAATCCAAACTATATTTATTTTAATTCTTCTAGATTTGCTGGCGATAGAAACCTACAAAATGCATTCTTTAGATTTATTTTAGATGGAACAGATAATATTCAATCAATTCAATCATATGATGATTATTTATATGCTATAGTTCAAAGACCAAGTTCTGATAAAACTGGTACTGGAGATTTTGATTCAACAACAACAGATTCTTTAGTGTCAAACGAAAGTAGGACAAAAAGATATTATATTGAAAAGTCTTATTTAAGATCAGAAAATCCAAATATTCCAAGATTAGATAGACTAATTAAAATAAAACTTACTGATAATAATTCAGATTATGATTCAGTACAACAACGAACAACAATTAGAGTTCCTATTTCATTTAACATAGACCTAATAGAAAAAATACAAATTATAACTGACGAGTCTTGGCAAACAGATATAAATGGTGATAGAGCATATGAAATTCAAACACCACTAGCATATGCTGTTAGTAATGAATATTTAACCCTTTCTTTTAGTGGTAGATATATTCCATTTAACTCAAGTAATTCTTCTGATTATTCTATTGAACGATATCTATATGTTGGTATTAAATATAAAATGGAAGTAGAGTTATCTACTCAGTTTGTAAGAGATCAAACAAACAATGTTATTGATGGTGCTTTAAATATAAGAACAATGTCAACTAGACATAAAAAAACTGGTAACTATGATATAAGCGTATCTACTAGAGAACGAACACCAGTAATTTCTACCTTTACTAATCAAAATACAGACGATGAGTCTGACCTTCTTAACCTAGAAAACTGGGAAGAAGAAGGAAGGCACAATATTAATATTCTTGGCAATGCGGATAATGCAACTATCAAGTTTGTATCTGAGTATCCATCACCAGTTAATATTGTTAATATAGAATTTAAAGGTAAGTTTATTCAAAAATATTCTCCAATTAAATAACAGGAGTTAAAAATGCCAGCATATGATAATTCAATTGCAGTAACCAGTCAAACAACAGAAGTTTCTAGTCGATTAAATATTCCTTATGGAAATATAAATCTAATATCAAATATTCCTCATGTAAATCAACTTGAAATTGAAAGAGTCTTTACATTTGATAGAAATGGTGTAACAGATACTTTAGAAAACTTTTTAAAAGATAAAACAGTATCTATTGAAAATAAAAGAAAAGTATTCTTAATTCCAACAGAATTTATTACATATAACGAAACAACTAAAACACTTAGTATAGAAGATCTTTCTGTAACACAGTATGACTATGTTACTTCAGATCCTGATTATATTATTAATGTTCCAGAAGTAACAGCTGGAGATACAGTTGTTATTAGAAGAAAAACAATTAGTAATACACCTCTTGTTATTTGGAGTACAGGAACAAAACTTACATCTAATCAATTAAACTTAGAAACAACTCAATTACTATACTTAGTACAAGAGTTATTGGATCGTGTTTATTATCAGATGTTATTAAATGGTGATGTTGTAGCTGATGTTGCAGACAATACTATTTATACAAATGCTATTCAAGTTGGTGCTGTAACCAATACTAAATTGGCAACAGACTCAGTAACCAATGATAAAATAAAGAGCGGTGAAATTACATATGATAAAATTAATTCAACAACTTCTCCTTGGGCAGTAACTTTATTTAATAATCAAACAATAACTGGTATTAAAACACTAAGTAGTGCAGTATTTAGTAATTCTTTAAAGGTTAATTATGGTGTTCCAGCTTCAATTCAAGGAAAACAATATGTTTTATCTTATAATGGAGATGGAAGTGGTGGTGTTGAGTGGCAAGAAAATAATCCTTGGGGTTCTATTCCATCAACCATTGTACAAACAACAAACAACCAAACAATTACTGGCAATAAAACATTTGGCTCTGCAAGCACAACAACACTAGATGGAACTGTAAAATTTACACAGTCTCCAGCAGCCGGAAAAGCAATAGTATCTAGCGATAGCAATGGTACTTTTGGTTGGAGTAGTATTGTAAATGCCGTTAAACTTGGAAGTTCTAGTGCAACTCCATCAACCGGAACAGTAGTTATTAGCCCAGATTCTATTGGAGCTTTATCAACATCTGGCGGTACTGTAACTGGAAATGTTGTTTTTACCCAAAGTGTTGAACTTGGAGATGCAATTCAAGACAATGTAGAAATTCAAGGAACATTTAAAGTTAGACCCGGAGATACAGACCCAACTCCCGGCCATATGCTAATGGCTCAGGCTGGCGGAACTCTTAGTTTTATTGATCCAAACTCTGTATTATCTTATGTAAAACAAGTTAACGGTAAAACTGGAAATACTATAACATTAACCGCAAGTGATGTTTCAGCATTATCTACTACACTAACAAGCCTACAAACAATAGCTGGACCAATTTCTTTTACAAACAATTTAACACTAGGTGATAATACAACAGATAATATTACTGTACAAGGTACATTAAAGTACCTTCCCGGTGTTACTTCAACAGAACAAGCAGGTAAAGTTTTAACATCAACATCAACTGGTGAAGTTGTATGGAGTGCTTTACCACCAACAGGAATGGAAAGTATTACTTTAGGATCAACCGTATATAACAACCCTAAAACAATTACAATAACATCTTCTGATATTGGAGCAGTTAGTAATAATACAAATGAAAATATTTCAGGTATTAAAACATTTACTAATGGTTTAGTTATAAATGGTGGGCAATTTAAATATAGTGTTGGTTCCAATCTAAGCGGAAAAATACTAACAGCAGATGGATCTGGAAACGCAAGTTGGCAAACACCAGCAGCAACCGGAATTACATCCATTACTATGGGCGGTACTAATTATAGTACATCCAATGTTGAAATTACAGCAGCTAGAATTAATGCAGTAGCTTCCGATACTAACAGTACAATTACTGGTGATAAAACATTTACTGGAAATGTAACTCTTGGCTCTGATACCTCTGATCTTATTCAAGTAACTGGTCAATTAAAATATACACCAAACGGGGTAATACCAACAAATGGCTTGGTATTGATGTCAACAAGCTCTGGTAACGCTATTTGGCAAACACCAGATACAACTGGCTTTATTACACCAAGTACAATTGGTCAGTATATTCCAGCAGTTTCTACTTATTATAATGATATTAATAATCAACTACCACAAGCATCTACTTCACAATACGGAACTGTAAAAATAGATCTTAATGGTGGTTTGCAGATTGTTGATAATAAACTAAGAATCAATCCAGATTTTGGTACAACTCCAATTGCAACCTCAACTGTCTTAGGCGGTATTAAAATTGGTTCTGGTTTGACAATTAATCCAACAACCGGTGTTGTTTCTGTTGACGGGTATACAGCAGGGTCTACTTCAGTAAACAGTTTTAATACAAGAACTGGAGCAGTAACCTCATCCAATACAGATTATACAGCAACTCCCGGACAAAGTAATTCTGTTCAGAATGCAGTAGATACAAGTAGTGCACAGAATATTACTGGAACAAAAACATTTAAAGTTAATCAAACTATAACTGATGATACAACTCCATCTGTAGGAGCAAGCGGTAAAAAAGGTATTGAACTATCTTCTAGTGGTTTATTAAAAACACAAAGAGCAACATCAACCTTAAATATATTTGAAGGATATAGCTCATCAGGTGCTCTTACTTCCTATATTAAGGGAGATGGAAATGCAGTTTTTGATGGTCTTGTTGAAGCTAATGGTGGCTTTAAAACAAACGCTGGTGTAACACTAGGTGATACCTCAGCCGATAGCTTAATTCTTAGTGGTACTGTAAAAATTACTCCAAACAAAGCACTTGATTATGTGTTAACATGTACAAATGCAACTGATGGAACCGCAGAATGGCGACCAGCACCAACATCACCAGTATCTTCAGTAAACGGATTAACTGGTGCAGTAAAGATTAGAACAGATAACCTTTATAATGCCGCTGGAAATTCTTTTGTTACTCCAGTTACTTTATCAGAAGCTCAAACTATAACTGGAAATAAGCAATTTGATGGTACTGCTAACTTTACGAATGATGTAACAATAGGTAATGCTAGTACAGACATTTTAACAATTACTTCTACACCAAAGATTTCTTTAAACGCAGCTGTTGGTAGAATTCTATCATGCACCAATGCTGATGGTACTGCTTCATGGCAGGATAAAACTATTGTTTCTAGTGTAAACGGAGTAGCACCAGTAAGTGGCAATGTAACCCTATCCCTAGCTAGCCTAAGTGGTGCTGCCGTAAACGCAGCAAACACATTTACAGCTGCTCAGACATTTAATAATAATATAAGTGTAACAGGAAATACTACATTAGGTGATGCTTTATCGGATAAACTAATTATTAATTCAACACTAAGACTACCAACTGGTGCTGGATTAGGTAAGTATTTAACATGCACTTTAAATACAACAGGAAACGAAGGAACTATTGGTTGGAGCGATCTTCCACTATTAGTAAAAACAATTAATTCAAGTACACCAGATGTAAATGGAAACTTTAATATTACTACCAGTTCTCTTGGTGCAGTAGATTTAACTAATAATCAAAATATTGCTGGTAATAAAACATTTACCGGGACAACTACAACATTTAATAATGCGGTAGTAATGAATGGAAATATTGATCTTGGAGATGCAGCTGGTGATAACATTACAATTAAGGGTACTCTAAAAGGTTCTGGTCTTGGTTCTATTGGTGCTAATAAAGTCTTAACAAGCGATGGTAGCGGTAATATAACTCTTCAAAATCCACTAGTATCTAGTGTAAGAGGAACAACAAACCCAAGTAATTGGGCTGGCCGATTGGGAGATGTAGTCCTAACAGCAGCAGATGTTGGTGCAGCAAGTACAGCAGATCTCGCAACAACTAATGCAAATGTTACTACAGCACAAACAACAGCAAACTCAGCTCTCTCAGCAGCAAATACAGCACAAACCACAGCAAATGGTAAACTAAGTTCAGTAACTACAACTACTACCTCATTGGGTGGTGTTGCAATAACTACCCTATCTGGTGCAGGCACAGCAGCAAGTCCACTACAGGTTCTTAGAGCAGAACCAGCAGGACCAGCCGGTGGCGATCTTTCTGGTAATTACCCAAATCCAACTATAGCAACAGACACAGTAACATTTGCTAAAATGCAAAATATTGCTACAAATAGATTGCTTGGTAGAAAGGATGCTAGTGCTGGAGATATTCAAGAAATTCAATTAGGAACAGGATTATCATTTAACGGAAGTACTGGTGTTCTTGATTGTACAGTAACAGGTGGTTCTGCTATTCTTGGTGGTGGTACTAGCATCGCACCTCAAGTTTGGGGTGGTTATAATACATTCTCTAATGCTACAAAATTTGAATCAACTCTATCAATAACAAATGGTTTAACCGCTGGATCTGGTTCTATTACAAATGGTTTAACTGTTGGTGGTAACACAAAAACAGCAACTTTATCAATTGGATCAAGTAATACAAGAGGATCAATTGATGTTACTGATGGTGGTACTAATACAAACGAAAAACAAGTTATTTTACCACACCTAATTACTATTGGTCATGGTACTGGTGGAACAGGAACTATTGGTTATAACTTAGATTATAGAACAGCAACCAATAACATAACTTCAGTTAAATCATTAGCTGCTGGTACTGCTGGTCAGTTAGAATTTGCTGGTGATGCTTTGGTTTATAGAAATGCGGACTCGGTTGCATCAGCTGGTCTTGATTTATCTTTTACAGAAAGATTTAGAGTTAATGATACTGGAATTAGTACTACAGGATCAGCAACTGTTAATAGTTTATCAGTAACAACTGATGCTACTATTACTGGTGATCTTAATGTAAACGGTGGAGATCTAAATAGTACAGCTACTAGTTTTAATCTACTTGCTAGTCCAACAACAGCTATTAATATTGGTGCAGCTTGCGCTGATATAAATATTGGTAAAAATGATACAACAAACTCAACTGTAGATATTCTTAGTAAATTAAATGTTGCTGGTGCATTATCAGCAGCATCCTTATTATTAGGAACAGCCCTTCCAATCGCAGAAGGTGGTACTGGTGCTGATACAGTTACTGACGCAAGAAAAAATCTTGGTATATATGATGCTGCCGACCACGCCACTACCTCTTTTGCATCACTACCATCAGGCGGTATTCATACAATAAAATTAACAGATCTTCCAATTGGTAGACTTTGGTCGATGAGTTATAAAAAAGGGTTTACTAGTACTTCAAGTATTTTTATAAATGTAGAAGGAACTGCTAGTACAAGAGCATTAATTGTTGGGTTTTCACCACACACATCACAAGGTTATTGGAATGATATAGCCATTTCAATTTTGGATAATAATCCACGATTTGGATATTATGGCACTCACTTTAGAACTTATTTCAATGGTTCATCAAATAAACAAGATTTTCAAGTCAATTTCCAACAAGCTAGTACATATACTGTATATGGTGGATCAACAAATGGTAATGGTGCTTGTACAATATTTATTTTTAGAGTGCTTTAAAATAGGATAACTAATATGAACGATAACCAATTGTCTATTTATGTTGCAATGCTACAATTAGCTATCCTTACAATAGGAGTAGTTACAGTTATTTTAAAAATAGGAAAAAGAGATGCTATGATTGATCGTAGCATGGACGAATTGTTGGTACTAAAAGATATTACTAAAGACCTTGTTAAAACTGATATTGAACAAGGTAAAAGTATTATTACTATGTACGGTGAATTAAAAGAATTAAGACATCGTATAGAAGTATTAGAAAGACAAATGCTATGAAAAGATTCCTAAGTATATTATTGCTATGTGGTTGCTCCTCTGTAAATGAAATTTCTACTAGTAATCATATAGTTCAGGAAAACGCAATTAAGATTCTAGACACTCAAGATATTACCGTTGCACACAAACATGCTCAGATTATTCTAGATGAAACATCTGATATAGCAAGTGTACTTGGTAATATTAAGGATATAACTCCGTGGTGGGCTACCCTATTACAATATGGATTTATATCTATTATCGGTATTGCTTTAGTTATTGTACTATGGCAAACTGGTATAGGTCAAGCTATTAGATTAGCAATCGGTTGGATTCCTAGCAATAAGAAGAAAGAAGCTGCTTTAGCTCAATCTGTACTTAGTGATAAGAACCCAGAAACAGTTAGAGAATGGATTGCAGCTAAACGACTTAGTGATCCTGAGTTTGATGCTGCATGGAGAAAGGAACAAAATGCCCGGACGAAGACCGATTGATATTAATCAACAAACACATGATGCTAGAGGGAATCTAAAAGGTTCAGTAAAAGTATTACCAGAAAGTGTTTATGCATATAGAAACCAAGGACTTGGACAATTCGCATCAACAACTTCTGAACAACTAGCTACTGTAATTTCAGATGAAACTGGAACTGGTAGTATTGTATATAATAATAACCCAATTCTATATACACCACAGATTTCTACAGTATCTAGAATTATAACTAGCGAAGTAACTACAGGAACTACCACAGCAAACCAAGTATTGATGTCCTTTCCTTTATACCAAGGAACTGATATAGCTACTAATGTTATTATTGGTTCTGCTGATGTTATTATTGAAACTGATGTTGGAGATACAACTGGTACTAGTGCTACTCCAGAAGCAGTAACAAAAAGAAGACTTACTAAAATGTTAGTTCTTATGGATCACGATTGGAATGGAGATGGAAATCCACAATCACCATCCCCAAAGCATACTGAGTATGGCCACACAGCCACAACTACTAATATTTGTACTTATAATTTTGCTTATAGGTCTGCTACAAAGACCTTTAATATTGAAGTTACTCCATTAACTAATAATACCATGCGTCACAGAGTTATTGCATTCTGTATGTTTGGTATGGATAGAAACTGGAATGCTCCAGCAGTTGTAATCCCATAAGGAATAAAATATGGCTATTAATAAATTTAATTCTAAAGCTGGATATTCAATCAATGATCCTCCAGTAGATCTTATAGATTCTTCTGGTAACTATACAACAACTACTGGAGATGTAACTGCCGTTAACTTTTATGGTAATTGGGATGGAGTTCCAAATGATCGTCTTATAGAAAACTTACAAACAGGTGTTCTATATGGAGGTATCATCAGTAAAAATGTAAGTAATCCTAGTAAATTTGATATTACAGCTGGTGCTGGTATTATTGTTAATGCTGGAGCAAGTCTTACCGCAATGCCAAATCCAGTTGTAACAAATGTAACTTGGTCTGCTCAAACAGCAGTTACTATAACAAATCTAGCAAGTACTGATGAAACTTGGGTTTCAATAAATTCTAGTGGCAATATTGTACAACAAACAAGTGCTTGGACTGACACACAATATGAATCTCAGATTCCATTGGGTGCTTTAGTACATCCAGATAGATCAACCATTAATATTGCTAAGGCATATCCACATGTTTCATATGGACAACCATCTCAAATGGACCCATTTATCAGAGCATTTGGGCCATTAAAATTATCTGGATATGAAATATCAGCAAATGGTGCTAATCTTCAAGTAAATAAAAGTTCTGGTAAATCGTATGCACTTGGTAGAAACTATCCAACAGATCCAAATAATCCTAATATTGTTACAGATACAAATGCAAATCCAGTAACAACCGTATATCGTTGGTATAGAAATGGTTCTGGTGGGTTTACTACAGTTGTTAATTCAGCAATAGATCCAACTAAATGGGATGATGGAACAGGTACTTTAAACTCTGTATCTGGTGGTCAATATACAGTACAAAGATTATTTGCTCTTCCAAATCAACCTTTAGTTATGGGTGTTTATTATGGAAGACAGTTATATAATTCGCTTGAATCAGCTCAAGCAAATATTCAATATGAAACTTTCTCTGAAAATGATTCAACAGCAACTCAAGGTGTATTTCTTGGTTATTTAATTGTAAGAGGAAACGCAACTGCTTTAAATAACACAAGTAACGCTAAGTTTATTACAGCAGGTTTATTTAGAAATACTGCAAATATTGGTGGTGGTGGTGTTTCTTATTCTGTTATTGATGACTTTGGTGATGTTACCATAACTAGTGCTACTGATAATGATTTGTTAAGGTATAATTCTAGTACTTCACAGTGGGTTAATTCAACAATTGGTTCATTAAATATAGTAACAAATTCAACATTATCTAGTTGGGCTGGTTCTACTAGTATTACTACATTAGGAACTATTGGAACTGGTACATGGAATGCTACTGCAATAGGTGAAACCAAAGGTGGTACAGGACAGACAAGTTATACTCTTGGTGATTTAATATATTCATCTTCAACAAATACTCTTGCTAAACTTTCGGGAAATACAACTACAACTAAAAAAGTTCTATCACAAACAGGAACTGGCTCTATATCTGCTGTTCCTGCATGGGATACAGTTTCAAAATCAGATGTTGGTTTAGGAAATGTTGAAAACACAGCATTATCTACTTGGACAGGATTAGGTGTTTTTAAAGTAATGTCTGGTGGAACCGGAAACAATTTAAAATACTTACATCCTCCTTATTGTACAGGTGGTACTGTTTCTGCTTCTGCTGCAACAAATACTCTTGTCTATTATTTACCATTTACTGTTGGTGGGCCGGGAAATGTTTCAGTAAAAGCAGCAGTTCAAAGTGCTGCTACAAGTCCCGGAGCAAGTCCCGGAACAATAACAGCAAAAATATATGGTGCATCATCATCAACAGGAAATCCATCTGGAAGTTCTCTTTATGATTTAGGAACAATAACACTAACAAATACAACAAATGCTGCGTTTGTTGGTGATACAGCAGTTTCATTACCTCCCGGACATTATTGGGTTGGATATAAATTTAGTGCTGCCGCTATATTAAGAAGAATACAAATAGACCAAGCTTCTTCATATAGAACTGTTGGTGGAGAAGTTCAGTCTGGAACAAACTATATTTTTTATTGTTTCACAGAAACAGTAACATCTGGATCAACAGCACCAACCACAGTAGGATCTTTAACAGAAGTTAACGGAACATCATTAAACACAACATTACCCTGTATATATTTACAGATACAATAATATGAAAATAGTACAAACTAATTTGGATGGATCAACTACTTTAATAGATTTAAGAGTTTTTTCAATAGTAAAACAAAACCAAATAAAAGCAATAAAAGATAGAGCGATGGAATTAATACTAGAAAAAGCACCAGAATATAAACAAAGAAATGCTGCTTTGGGTTTATTAAGTAACGAAGAAACAGATAAGATAAAACAAGATATTCAAAGTATTAGAATTCTTTCAGATCAAAAAGAAAGTCAAATTGAATCTATTGTATGGGATGGAAATAAGGAAACTGAAGCGGCTGCATGTGATGCAGTTGAGTTAATTTATTTAGATTAATAAGGAGAATAACTATGGAATCATTTTTAGGAAGTGTTTGGTTTGGTTGCTTTATGTTATTTGTTGGTTATGTAGCTGGCCATATCGTAAGTGTTGATAAGATCAAGACTTGGATTAAGGGCTGAATATGTCCGATAACAAGGATCTCATTAAACGCCTTAACGACCGTTTACTGAGCCAGCTGCTCTTAGACCTAGATGACCCCACCCGATGTACTCCGGGGCTTTATACGGTCATTAGAGGGCTTATAAACGACAATAGAGAGGTACTGGATGGTATCTCTCATGCTACGCTAGATGAGCTAGAAGCTAAGATGGCTTCAAAGGCTCCATTTAAATTTAAAGCAGCCAATGGCTGATAACAAGGAACTATGACATAATTGTTGTAGTTCTTATTATGGAGGATGTATGCAAGCACCACAAGAAATGGTTGAAGACTTTAGAAACCACCTATGGGCCTGTTTTAAGTACCTAGGTCTTGGAGAGCCAACACCATTACAATATGCTATGGCAGATCTAATGCAAACTGGACCAAGAGACTTCCAATTACAGGCTGGTCGTGGTGCAGGTAAATCTGTAATCAATGCTTGCTTTGCTAGTTGGAGATTGTTAACAAACCCAGATAGAACTATTATGGTTATATCTGCAACAACACTAAGAGCAATTAACTTTATTGCTCAGGTAAGACAAATCCTAGAAGTTGTTCCATACTGCAACCATCTTAAACCAAAAGAGTTTGATAAAGATAGTGCATTCGGTTTTAATATTGGTTGTCGTACAGTATTCGGTCAAGACTTATCTTGCTATGCTAGGGGTATTACTGGTCAGATAACTGGTAGCCACGCCGATGATATTATTGTAGACGATGTTGAGATTGAAGAAAACGCAGATACTCCTTCAGCAAGAGAAAAACTTTTAAATAAGTTGGCTGAGTTAGAACAAATTAGAAACAATACACCAGATGGTTGTATTCGTATTCTAGGAACATATCAATCAACAGATAGTGTTTATCTTAAATTATCTAACTCTTATCCTATTATAAAGTTTCCAGCAGTTATGCCAAATCCGGATGTTCCGGGTGAAATAGATAACTGTGCGGATTATATCCTAAAGTTGGAGCTAGAAGTAGGAGAATCAACACAACCAGAGAGATTCCCTATAGATGTACTTAAGTCTAGAGAAGCTAAGATTGGACCAAGGTTATTTGCACTTCACTACAAATTAGATCCTACCCTTAGTGATAGAGCTAAGTATCCCCTTAAGTTAGAAGATTTAATAGTTATTGATGTTAATCCTGAAGTATTCCCTGAAAAGATTACTTGGGAAAAGCGTACTCCAAAGAAACAAATTGAATCGTTTGGTATTTCAGGAGATCTACTATATGAACCACAATGGATTAGCCCTAATTTTATACCGTATATGCAGACTGCAATGTTTGTTGACCCTAGTGGCCGTGGATCAGATGAAACAGCTATTTGCATTGCGTCATTTGTCAATGGCTATGTCATCGTACATGAATTGCTTGGTATGCAAGGAGGATACGAAGAAGTCTTATTAAAGAAAATTGCTAAGTTAGCTTATCAATATGATATTAATCTAATTAGAGTTGAAGCTAACTTTGGCGATGCTATGTATTGCAATCTACTAAGACCAGTCGTATCTCAGGTATGTGGACAAGTTGCTATTGAAGACTTTAGAGTTAGTGGTTCTAAAGAAGAAAGAATTATAAGAACTTTAGAACCAATAATGGCAGTTCATAAATTAATCTTTAATACAAAGGCAATTAAAGATCAAGAAAATCAAAAACAAATAACAAGAATAACAAGCCGTCGTGGTAGTCTTAAACACGACGATAGAGTTGATATTCTATCTAGTGCTGTTGCTTACTGGCAGGATTCTTTATCACTTGATGCTGATTCTCAAATACAAAAGAATAAGCAAGAAGAATATAAACAACAGATTAAAGACTGGATGAGTAATAAAAGATCAATAGGAATTCTAGGTGATAAACTTAGTGGAGCTATTTTATTAAATGGTTCTGATCAACATAATAAAAAGAATTTCCATAGAGTTTTAAATGGGAGGTTTAAAAAACCATGAGTATGATTGAAGTAGGTTTATTGATGGGTGGCCTTTCAATGGCCCAATCACTAATGCAGGGTTTTGGTGCTTCTAGTCAAGCACAGGCACAAGCCAAACAAGCACAGATGGCAGCAGAAAATGCAAATTTTCAAAGACGCTGGCAAATTGATGCTAATAATAGAAATATTACAAAAGCTAATCTTGCAAAAGCCATTCAAAATAAACAAATAGAACGAACTGCTTTATCTGAAAGAGCTATTCAAGAAGTTTATCAGAAATTTGGTTTTGATAACTCTAAGAGTCAATATAGTAAACAAACCAATCAAGTTAATTCAGCTCTATTATCTAGTATATCTGGCAGAAACATATCAGCATCTTCTGGAACAGCAAGAGCTTTATTAAGACAGAATATGATGAACGCATCTACTAATATGGCTAACCTTAGAATTACTGACATGAATAAACGAAGAGATATTAATACAGCATATCAGAATAGATTAAATCAAAGAGATTTTAATTATCAAGAACTTCAGATATTTATGCCCGGTGATACTTCAATGGTTGGTGGAACACCTACCGCACAAATTCTTGCTAGTGGTGGTCTTAGTGGACTACAAGCTGGTATTGGTGCTGGTTTAATGTATGGTAAAGATAGTCCATTAAGAGGATAACTAAATGAAAGAAGATCTATACAATAAACTACAGCAAATAGCTAGTGGTAGACAATATACTGAATCTACTAATATTGAAAATGTCTCTGAAATTAGATCTAAGGATTTAAAAAAGAAACTAAATAATATTACTGATAGTATTAAAAAAATGTATCCAACAAAACCAAAAAAGGTTTTTGAAACTTGGAAGCAGGCTACCAAAGATTTTCCATTACCAACCAAAGCATTTAAAGAAGATTACTGGAAAGAATATCTTAATTTATCTCCAGACGGTAAAGATAAAGAAAAACAAAAACTAATAACTAATACTGAACTAGAACTTCAGATGTTAGAAAGCCCAACCGAAAAAGAACATTACCTAAGAGATAAAGTATCTAAGTGGCCAGAGTGGTTAGTAAATGAATTTAAAGATGATATTCAAAACCTATCAGCAAGAAACTCAATTACAAATCTAAATAAATCTAAACAAGTCTATAAAGATGATCTATCAAAAAGACTTGGTGCTATCTCAAATAAAGAACTAGATGCTGATGTATCAGAAGAATCACATATTGATGATTTGCTTAAGCTAGAAAAGATGAACCTAATGGATGTTGCAGATTCATTTAATGGTCGTTTTGGTGTAGTAGATAAGGCTGGTGCTTTTGTACCAGCTTTTGATTTACAAGATAGAGCACAGGTATTTGAAAACGATCCTTATGGAACTCCATCTCTTGGCGAACAAACTATGGTAGATGAGCTTGCTCCAGATTTCATTAGAAATTTTGTTAGAGGAAATCTATCAAATCAAAGAGCAAAGATTAATTTAGATAATAAAGCATCAGAAGGTGTAGCTAAGATGATGCTTGAAACCGGATCACTAACACCAGATAAATGGGGTGAAGCATTTTCAATGTTCTCAAAACCAGAATATCAAACACTTATTGAACATGGTCTTAAAGGTGAAATTAATTCTGGTAGAGTTAAAAACGATGAAGATTTAGTTAAAACTATTTATATGGCAATGAATCAATATAAAGACTTACTAGGAGAATCAACAGATGCCACCAACCCCTGAGCAATTAATAATTGAACAAAGTAATCAAATAGTACAAGCACCACAAGTACAAGAAACAATAGTAAAACCAACAGTTGTAGAAGAAGCTCAGGTTTCAATGCCAGCACCAAATAACTGGATTGGCCAAATTGATTATGGAATGGATTGGTATGGCGTAGGTGCAAAAGCATTCAATGTAGCACAAAGCGTTTATACAAATGTTCTTGATTATAATGTAAGAAAAACCGTAGGTCAAATTAGCGATCTCCAGTATGATCTAAGAACCAAAATGCGTAATACATATGCTGAGTCAATTAATACTCAAGAAAATATGGTAGAACGACCAGAAGTAGCTGATTTTAATTCAGCGTTTACTAAATCAAAACCGTTTGAACAAGAATATAAAGATAAAGCAAATGAGTTTATTGGCATTAAAGATTCAGATGGAAATCTAACTGATGTATTTGCAGAAGATTATGATCTTTCTGGTTTAGGTACTAAGTATATGGATGTTGTTGATATTGCTAGAAAAGGTTTATATGAAATATCACAAGATTCACAAAAAGTTCAAAGAGATTTATTAGAATCATTTGAAACAACTCACTTAAGTAAAAAATTATATAATAATTGGTTACAGGGTTTTCCTACTCCTACAGATCAAAAATCAAACGAAATTCTAAATAGAAATAATAGATCAATTAGTAGGGGAACTGAACCAGTACCTTTTGATCAAACATCATTACAAGAAATTGCAAAAACAAACCCAACAACTGCTGATGGTAAACCAGTTTTAGTTTTAACTAAAGGTGAAGGTAATGAAGTAGTTGGTTTTGTAAATCAAGGAGTTACTGATCAAGAACTATATAATGCTGTTGGTGAAGAAAGATATTCAGTAATTGCTAGTGTTGAAGCAGCAAGAGAAAACTCTGCAAGAGGAATTAATTTAGCACCGCTTGTATATTCTGAAACCGTACAAACACTGCAAACAGCAGACCCATCTCCAGCACAGCTTGTAACACTACGAGCAAGACTTTCAACCATGTCTCCAGAAAAACTTACTTATATGTTTAAAAATGCTGGTAGAGACTTAAGCGTACAAGAACAAGCTAAGTTAATGAAAGCATGGACTCTTTCTGGTATGAATATTTCACAACGACCAGAAATGAACACAAGTGTTTTTGCAAGAGAACTTAATAGTGTTAAGACAGCAGATTCTGAAATGGCTATGGCAATGTATCGTAAGATTAATTTAATGCCATCTACTTCAACACCAAACAATATTACTGATAATAATATTTCACAACGACTAGAAGCATCCCGTCAATTTATGATGGAAATGTTAAAATCATCTGGATTAAGTCAACAAGAACTAAATGAAAAATTAGGTGATATAGATAGTTTCCAAAGATTTGCACAAGAAAATACACAAGTACAACCATACCTAGTTGCCGCATCTTTAGCTTATGATACTGCAATTAGAAGTGGAGTATCTGATAAGGATGCTTTAAATAGTGTTAAAATGATGTATTCTTCTAGTGCATTTACTGATAAAAACGGTGTTATTACTATTCCAAGAAATAGAGGAATGATTAATATTAATGATGCTAGCTCTGCTTTAAATAAAACATTGCTTGTTGATGGTGATAAAGCAGATAATATTCAGTATCAAGTAGGATCAGGTACACCATATGTACTAACACCAAACGGATATCGAACACTAGATCTTTCTCAAAAAGCAGGAATAGATCCTAGATTTATGAAAACATGGGAAAAAGATAACGCAATTCAGAGAATGTTTAAATTAACTACTCTTGGAAATTCTGTTGCAACAGAACAACTACCAGATTATTTAGACACAGTAGATAGTTATTTAATCCCGTCTTTATCTCCAGGAGAAGTAACATTAACTCCAGAAGATAGACTAAACTTAATGAGAACCTATAATGCTACTGAAGTTGAAGATGGAATGCATCGTAGTGAAAATATTCCAACAGGAGAAGCACTAAGAGTAGCCTTTGCTTCTAATCCAGCAACAATTAAAGCTGTTCTAGGAAAAACACCAACTACTAAAGAAGAAGCTATTAAAGGAGCTGCTTTAGCTTATGAATTAATACAACCAGCAGAATACTGGCAATGGGATAATCAATATTCAGCTAAAGATGATGCTTTTATAAACTCTCAACAGGGTGGTATTCCATTAGGTCTTTCTTCTATTCCACTAGTAAGGCCAATAGTAACTATTGATGCTAATGGAAATAAAAAAGAAATTACTAGTTTACTGGATCATAGAAATGTTGTTACAGCACCCAATGGATCTTTTATTTCTTTAGAAGATCCTAATGGTAGACCGTTAACATATCTTCCATTCTCATTCTTTGAAAGTACTGATGGTTTATCAACAGAAGCATATAGACAATCATTTCAAAGATTAGAAAGAGGTTCTAAAGGAAGACCTTCTAGAAAATACCAAATATTAACTGGCAATAGTGCTACTGGTAGAGAACCACTTGGTTTAATCGCAGCAGCAAGAAGACTAACAACAGAGTATGATCCAACTGATGATAATTATATTAGAGAAATTGCTGATAAAGAAACACCACAAGCAATCTCTATTTTAACAGAACAAGTATCTACTCAAGAAGCAACAGATGCTATTTCAGATCCTAAGTTTTTAAAAGCAGTTTCTTCTATTGCTGAAAAAACAAGTAACGGTGAAATTAATAAAGAACAAGCTTATGATATTTCTTTAAAATTAATGAATGATCCCGGAATTAGAGATGCTATTAAAGCTAAGGTAGAAAGAACATCAGTAGAAGGTAAAACTACTAAACTAAGTACAGCAGTTAGCATCTTACAGGGTATTCTTGGTTATAGATATAATGAACAAAATTTATTAGTTGATCCAGAAGAAATTAAATACCCACAACAGTTCTGGGGTATTGCTACACAAGATAAACAAACAGTTAAAACTAATTTTGAATGGGATTCTAAGTTATTTGATTTTGGTTCACTTGGTAGTTTTAATTACGACTTTAGTTCTACTTTTAATAAAGATAAATGGAAAGCAATGGGAGTTGATGTAGGAACTTTATTTGATGAAAAACCAAATAATAACCTATATGATTATAGACCATCAGAACCTATTAAATTAGATGAGTATATACCAACAAAGGTTGACTTTAATTTAAGTGGTATGTTTGGTAAACCAGAAACAAATAAATTTAATGCTGAAAGCTCTGATTATGATATGAGTTCAGCAAAAGCATTTGGAATGACTCCAGATAGTACTGGTCATTGGGGATCTGTAATTGATGCTAGTCCTGAAGATAAAAAGAAATATAATCTTCCAGATGAAAGTTATTTAATTTTAAAAGGTAAAAAACATAAGACATGGAACTTGATGGAAAAAGCTGAAAACGATAGAGGATTTAAAGTTGTTAAATTTGGAAATAGATACTATTCTATTCCAGATGAAACAAAACAAGCATCTCCCGGAACTGTTAGTGATAAACCATATATTAACTTAATTTCTGAATTTGAAGGAATGAAAACCGATGCTTATTGGGATGATACTGGAAAAGTATGGACAATAGGTAAAGGAACAACTACTTATAGAGATGGCACTCCAGTTAAAAAGGGAGATAAAATTTCTAAAGAAGAAGCAGATACTTTAATGCAAGATTTTGTAGATACTAAGATTATTCCTAGACTATCTGAAACAATTCCAACTTGGAATGAAATGAGTCCTAATCAACAAGCAGCATTAATTTCATTTGCTTATAACATGAAGAATGGCCAGAATTTCTATGGCCGTAAAGGTTTTGAAACTCTAACTGAAGCAGTATCTTCAGTAGATAACTTTAAAAATGTACCAGCAGCCTTACGACTTTATAATAAGTCTGGTGGTAAGAAACTAAAAGGTTTAGTAAGAAGAAGAAACGCCGAAGCTAATCTTTGGTCTAAATAATCTACTTATTCATGGCACATTAGTCCCCAGAAAGGTAATCAAAAATGTACAATCCATATAATAAAGATACTAACTATAATTACTCAACTAAATACGGAGCACCACTCTATGGTAATATTGATCCAGATGTTTGGTATACCGCAACACAACCAGTAAATTTCTTTAGATCTTTCTTTTCAAATACACCTTTTGGTGTTGGAGATTCTGAAAAGGCAAGAGAAGGAGTACTACCATCAGTAACGCTAGAGGATATGAATAAGCTAGCAAACTGGTCCTTTACTCCACCAACACAAAATGATATGGATACTTACATGAGATTGTCTTATCTTTCACAAGGAGGATATAGCGGTCTAATTGGTAGAGATGTCGATCAAACCGCAAAATACAGAGCCACGCTAGGCTTTGGTGCAAACCCATATGTAGATATTGCAAAACCATTACTAGAAAACTTACCACCATCTGAGGTTCAAAAGCAAAATCAAAATAATCCTTGGTATGATTATTTCCTATCACAAAACCCAGAAATTGGTATTGATCCAGAAACAAAAGAAAAATACTTTGTAGATAAAAATGGAAATAGGATAAAAGAATTTTCTCCTAATTCAAATCCAGCTATTAAATTAGATGGTGATTATATATCTAATAAAGACCCAAGATGGCAAGAATTAAGTAAAGCCAATGTTCAAGACGGTACTTGGTATAGACTACAAAAATCACTACAAGCAGAAGGTTCATTACCAAGCTTACTATTGGCTGGAGTAGCATACGCAACTAAAGAAAAAGCAAATACAGCTTTTGGTGTTGCTATGCCCGGAAGTTTAGATCAAATGACAAAGGAACTTCTTGGTGAAGTAAGCCTAGCATCTTATGATAGTATGTTAAATCCATTTAATAGTGCTGGTATTGACGATGATATTAAAAAATATTTAGAACCAACAGCAGAAGAAAAAATTAATGGGTTTAATTCAAATAAGTGGTGGACTGAAAATATTAACCCAGAAGTAATACCATTCTTAGCACAAAAAGGAATTACACCAGATTCTATTGCTCCAGCAAAAGGAGCCAGAGAAGCCCTTGCAAAGGTTCAATTTGCATTATCAGAATCAACTATTCAACAAAGAATGGGTAGATACAATGTTGAAAATCCTTGGAAGTCTGGTATTATTGCAACACTTGGTTATACTTTACCAACAGCTTTAATTAATGATCCAGATCTTGCTTTAACATTGGGATTATCTGTTGCAACATTAGGTGCTGGAACTCTTGTTAGGGGTGGTATAAAGGGATTAGAACTAACCGCAAGTTCTGCTAAAGCTGCTGCTAGAATTGAAAAAATATTACAAACAGCTAAACAATCTAAATTAGTCTCAGCAGCACAGGGACTTTACCAAATATCTATGGGTGATCTTCCTTTATGGTTTAAAAACTATAGTTATTTACAAAAGGTTGGAATTGGTGCTGGTATTGCTGGTGCAGTAAATGCTGGTGCTTCAGTTAGAGATCATTTAAATAGAGTTTCTTTTGCTACAACTGGTTTATATAATAATAATCAAGATGAAGATATGTTATCAGAAATAACATCTTCTTTTATTGCTGGTGCTGTATTCGGTGGTGTTCTTGGTTCTCTCGGTCATCTAGCTCATCCAGATATTGGTGGAAATAAATATACAGCTAGACCAGACCTTAAAACAAACGCTCTTCGTTTAATTAACGATGCTAATGGAACAGAAAAATCATTACTAAACGAAACACCACAACAAAGAGCAGCACTTAATGAAGGCATCTCAGCTAGTCGTGAAGAAATGACTGTTAGAGCAGAAAACAGACCACCAGATATTTTAGAACCAACTAAAGAAAATGTACAGCCAAACTCTGTTGAAGTAATTGATCAAAGAGGTAATAGAATTAGGGTACAAGAAGAAGACATTACTTCTATTTCAGAAGTATCTGAAAAGATTCTTAGTGGTGAATATAAAGTAGTAAGAGATCAAAGAAATAAAACAGATGTTGCAATTCGTAGTGAACTAAACCCAATAACTGAAAAACCAAAGATTGTTTCAGAAGAAGTTCCACTAAATGCAGCAGAAAAACATGTTGTAGATTCTGAAAAGTTTGCTGATGCTGCAGACACAGCTAGAAGAGCTTCTGCTGGTACTTTGGCAGAAGCTACTGATTCTACAGCACTAGATAGAACAGCCGGGGAAAGCGATATTAGCTTTGCTACAAGACTAATTAGAGCTAATCACATTCGTAATCTATCTGATCTATTTAAGATTACCCAAGATAAATCAAGCTCACAAAAATCAATAGTGGGAAAACTTGTACAATTTAAAAAACAAACTGAATCTATTAAAACAACTTTAAATGAAGTTCTTGAAAAAAAATTAGTCAACTTTATTAAAGAAGAAGAAGTTAGAATATTACTTCAAAAACTAGATAAGTTTGTTGAAGACGATCTTGATATTAGATTATCAAAAGCATTAGATACTGGTACTGGGGCTTTTAATAAACTAACTCCAGAAAAGCGTTCTAGTATGATTTTCTTTATTCAGGATCATGCTGGTAAAACTGACGATGAAATTAAAAAGTTAATAAACGAAAGTTCTTTTGATTCTAATGAAAAACGAATGTTAAAAAATCGTTTGTTAGAAAAGAAACCAAGAGCACAAAGAAAAAAACTTATTGATGAAATTCTTGCTGATAATAGTATTAGTGATAAGTCAAGAAAGATTTTAAATACATTACTAGGTACTCCAGAAAACTTAACTCTTACACAAAGAAAACTTGCTTCTGGTGCATATAGAAAAGAAAAGTATTTCTTTAAAAAAGCTTCTTATTTAACAGGAGAGTTTTATTTAGATTTTAAAGGTGTGCTGGACAAAACATTAGATACTTTAACATTGGGAAATAAAACAGCAGCAAAAGCAAATGCAGATTTAATTACTGGTTTAGTTAGAAGTGCTTTAGTAAATTTAAGATTACCAGAAAGAGCAGGTCTTAATAGAATTGAACTATCTATTGGAAATCTAAAAGAAGGTGTACTTGGTAATAATAAACTAGTAACAAAAGCAGATGGTACTACTGTTCTACAAATTACTTTAGACGGTAAAACACTAGCAAAAGCTTTAGAGACAGGTGATAATGCTCTTATTGCTCATACTGTTTTACATGAATTAGGACATGCTTATTCTTATTTTGCAACACCACAAGATGTTTTAAAAATACTTACAATGTATAGTGAGTTCCTAGATCCAGAAGTTTTAGAAGCTTTTATTAATATTACAGAAGCAACTAGGGGTGGATTAGCAGATAGTGTTGGCCTCTATGCAGCGATTAATCCCGGAGAAGTATTTGCAAATCACTTTGCTAATCAAGGATTAGTAACTGGTTTAGACTCAGCAGCAAAATTAAGACTATCGTTCCTAGAAGCTTTTAGTACTTATATTGAAAGCATTATTGATGGTATTGCCGATGTATTTACTTTTGATAATACAACCAAACTTAAACTCAAGAGAATTAGTAAAGTATTAAACGAAGTAATTGAAAACATCTCTCAAACATCTAATGTTAATACAGTAACTTTAATTGATTTTGTAAAGCAAGAAAGAGATTTTACAAACTCTTTAGTAAAATCATCTTTATATACTTCAGATAAAAAACAGTATCAAAAAAATATTATTGATGAGATTAAAAAAATTATTAGTACTATTGAACCAAAAGCAGCTAACAAATTTAATAGTGAAATTTTAAACTGGTTAAATGGTATTGAAGTATATGGCAAGATAAGTATAAAAATGTTAGAACCACTTATTGATTTAGATTTTAATAATCAATTAAAAATACCATTAAAAGCTTTAACAGAAAAATATGGTACTATTATTAAATTCCCAGAAAATATGAGTAATCTAGCTAAACTTGAAATGCTATTAAACCCAGAAAATACACTAGCAGTTCAATTACAACATGAGTTAAACTTTGTAACACAATATGATGCTATTAAAAATATTGTTAAAACAGCTGAGTTAACATCAACAAGAATAGGACTAGAGCGTTATTTAATTACAAATAAACTAGACGCTCTACCATCAATCCAAGCACTCAATGATTTTGCAAAGACAGAAGGAAAATATATTTCATCTGGTCTTAATAGATACTTAAGTACATTTATATTTGGATTAGAAAATATTAATGAAAATATTATTAGATTAGAAGAACTAAACTCAAAAGCAAAAAATAAATCTATTCTTAGACAAAATGTATTTAATCTAAAAAATGGATCAAGTTTTAATAATAAGATTATTTTTAGACCTAGTTTTGATACTGGCTTAGATGATACTAGTTTGGTATTATATCATGGTGGAACATGGACTGGAGCAAAAGCACCTAATATGTTACATTCAGGTACTTTACAAGCAGCTATTGATCGTGCTGGTACTAATTTAACTCCAACATCTGATACAAATATTGTTGCATTTACAGTTTCAAAAGAAGCAAATATTATTGAAATGGTTGATACTGGCACTAATCATATGAGTTTTGAAGATTACTGGAAAGCAATTAGTTATGCTTATAGATCTAAACCAGATCAAACTTTAGGTGATATTCTTAGAACTATTATAGTAGATAAGAAAAAAGCAAATGAAATAATAACATCTCTTGAACAAGGTTATAAAGAAACTCAAACTGAAATCAAAGTTTTTGAAACACCAAATGATTTAAAAGAAATTCTTAAACAAGCTGGTGTAGATATAATTAAATATAAAAATGTTGGTGAAGATATTGGATCAACTTCTTTTATTATTGTAAATCCAAATAGTATTAGTGTTAAAGCAAATGGTAAATTTGATAATGGTTTTGTTTGGACTTGGAGATCTAGATCAACAGGTAAAATACTTGATAATCTTACTCAAGATTTACATGATATTAATTATCGTGGTTCTGATAGTTTACAAACTATTATTAAAGTATTGCCAGATCTAAGTGGAATTATGGCTGATGCTTCAGAAGCAATTAGTATTCAAAAAGAAGTTGAATTTAAACCAACAACTATTACTGAAGTAACAGCAGAAACTAAACCACTATTAGAACAAGAACTAAACAATCTATTAATAAAAGTCGAAGGATTAAAACCATCTTTCTTTAAAAGATTAACTGGTGTTGTTAAAGCTACCACATCTTTGGTTATTTCACCAGAAGATGCTAAATCAACACTTACAGATGTTTGGTTTGCTAGCAAGGCACAATTAGATAAAAACGAAGTTCCTTTAATTCTTAAAGCAAAATCAGAAACTGAAATATTTAGAATAGTTGCTGGTTTTAAAAAGAATATTTCACTTAAAGAATTAGAAGCAAGAGCTAAGAGTGGTAAAGTTAGTGGAATAGATTCAGCTGAAAATGTAGATGTTATTGCTGGATTAGCTAATAGAAATAATGAAACTATTGATGATGCTGCTACTGATCTTGATGCATTAAGAAAGCGTCTTAGTGATTTCTCTAACTTCCTTAATAACAATAGACCAGTTTTTAGTGGTAATGTAGTTAATGAGATTCAAGAACTAATGAAAATTCGTTTAGAATATAGTAAACTAACAAAAGGATTTAAAGCCGGAAAAACACCAAAGCTTCCAGCTGGAGCTGCATTAGAATTATATTTTAGAAGATTTCCTGAAGAACGAAGAGTTTATGATAACGCTTTAAAAGAAATCCCAAAGCATCCATTATTTAATAAAGCTATAGAAATAATTGCTGATGTTTTAAATGATAAAAATCCACAAATATTTAATGCATTATTACAAAGAAGATTGGGTATTAGTGAAAAAGAAGCTATAGCTATTAAAGAACAGTTAATACAAACTGGTGTAATAGAAAAACAACCAATTACATTTGCTCACAATATTTTAGTAACAAAAGAACAGTTAAAAAAATATATTGAATTAACAGCTATACCTTCTAAAGAAAATAAAGAAAAAGTATTAGAAATAAAAAAGAAAGCTACATCTTTACTAACAAGAATTCAAAAACAAGAAAAATTTGCTCTTGAAGAATTTAATGACATGGTTCAATCCGAAAGACCGATTCAATCTGAAAAAGTATTACATGATGCTATTTTAGAAAAAGTTTCTAAGTCAGAAGATAAAGCTATTGATACTCAACAAACAAAAGTAGAAAACCAAGTTAAGGATCAAGCACAACTTAAAGAAAACAAAGCAGCTCTAACATCAAAAGAAGAAACACCAGAAATTGCTGCTCCAGTTATTAAAGGTATTGGAAATAAAGAATCCTTTATCTCTAGTGATTGGGACGGTGATCCAAATAAACTAGAACTAGGTCTTATCTTTACAAACGAAAAAAGAGCTGCTAATGTAAAGAAAAAACAAAGTTCAAAGTATACTGTAAGAGTAGAACTTGATAAGAGTAAAGTATTTAAAGTTGTTTCAGCTGGTACTTCTGCTTATCAAGCAATTAAAAATCTACCAGAACCAATTCTAAGAATAGCTGGTATTAATAAATCTATTATGGAAAGAGTTCTTGGTGCAGTTACAAAAGAACATTCTGAACAAGAAGCATTCAGAGTTATTCTTAATAAACTAAATGAAGAAGGATATACTGCTGTAGAGTTTATTGATTTAAAGGGAAATCTTATTGGTCATTCTCCAACTTCTAAAGATAATGTAAAAGTAGTTGAAACATTAAACCACGAAGAAACTAAAAAAGTTGGTTATACTAAGTTAGATGCTGCTAGAAAAAAGAAAATTACTGAACCAAAACCAACAGCTAAACCAGAACCAGAATCAATTAGAGTAGAACCAGAAGCACCAATTGATCCAGTTGATACAGTAGTTCCAGTTTCAAAGACTGGTGAACCAGATGTAGAAACAGCACCAATTACTAAAGGTGAGTCTGATATTCCAGTTATTTCTGAGGAAGAAAAGTTTGTGCATGAAGTTTTAAATGCTAGTGAAACTTTAAGATGGAATGGAACTACACCAAAGATTATTCGATTAGCTCTTGTTAAGTTTATGTCAGCAGCTAAAGAACTAAGAGAAAATATTGGAGTTGACTTAAAGGGTATTCCAGAAGAATTTAAAGGATTGCTATATAAAGTTGTTCGTGTTGCTGAAGAAATTGCAGAAGAAAACCGAACAAGATTTGGCGATCTTTATGAAAATATTAATAATGAATTCTGGACTATATTCGATAGAGAAGTAGCTAAAGAAATTCTACACCGTAGTAAACCAGATGGCGAACTATCTGTAAGAACTATTGGAGATATTATTGATTTTGCTCATCAAAAAATTAATGAAAATATTATTATTAAGAATAAACGAGATGGTACTAGTTTACCAGAATTCTTAAGACCAATTAGCCCAGATGAATTTGAATTTACAAGTTCAAAACTAACTAATAAAATGCCTGATGATGTGAAGTTTAAAAAAGGTTCTCTTGCTAGTTCTATGGATAAAAGAATTGAAAAGAGAATTGAAGATGCTGCTAAAGCACCAGAAGAAAAAGCACCAGTAACTAAAGAACTAGAAGAAGATGAAGTTGCTGATGCAGTTCTCGGAGCAATTAATAGTAATCCAAAAGATAATACCATGTTATTAAGAGAGTCTAATTGGATTAGTGCTGTATTTGGCGGTAGTCAAAGAGATGGAAGAAACTGGTGGCGTAAGTTAATGAACGGTCTTGTAAATGTTATTGAAGTAAGAGCACAAACTGCCTATACTGCAAGATCTCTTTCAAACATTGTAAGAACTATTTCTGCATTTGCTGATAACTCAAAAGCACACATCCATAATCTAGTTGGTGGTGGAAAGAATGCTATTAAGAGTTGGGAACAATGTAGCCATGAAACTTGGCGTATGCTAAGTGGTATTCGTAACTCTGCCACAACACTAGCTCAATCATTAGGTAATGAAAGAATTTATAGTTTAATTAGTGTTGAAATTATGAAAAGCTTTGCCACTAAAACACCACTAGATAGAGCAAAACTTGAAGCAGTTATTCGTACAGTAATTCCAACACCATCTGTTGAATATCTAAATACTAACATACTAAATATCACTAGTCTACATAATGCTGTAGCAGAAGTAAATAAAACACTATTAGATTTAGAAACAGAAACTGGCTTTATTAAAAAGGGAATTAGTTTAGTAGATAAAGACGGTAATGCAGTTAAGCCAACTGAATACTACCCAATTACTTTTGTTGGTGAACTAGTTACTAGAGAAAATCAAGATGCTGTTATTAAGGAAATGGTACGGGTTCGTACTGCAACTTTAAATGCTTCTGATAAACTAGATAATACAGTTATGTTATCTATGGGATGGTTCTATAATAAAGAAGGTTATGTATTAGATCGTGGTCGTAGTTTAGAAGGCAGACAACAGTTCTTCTTAAACGAAGCAGACTTTGATGCTCAAACTTTAATTAATCTAGAAGAAAGAAGATATCCACCCGGAACCGATCCAAAAACAATGATTGAATTCCGTGGTGAAGCTAGCAATAGACATTTTACATATAAAGATCCAACAACAAAAGAATTGGTTGTTTGTAGACTACCAAGAGAAAAAACAGACCTATCAGCTGTTGACTTAGTTAAATACAATGAAACAGTAATGGGCAGTAATGCACATGTTGGTAAGCAATGGAAAGCAAACTTTACTGGTAAGATGTCTGTTCTTGAAGTAATGATGCAAGATTTATTAGACTCTAAACTTTATCGTGGAAAGTATAGTAAAGATCTTGCTACAAGAAAAGGCAATGCAACTACACCAATGCTTGCACTAACAGATAATGCAAGACTAGAACACGGCTCTGTAATTCCAACTTTAACTTGGGAAGAAATATTAGCTAGTGATACTATTACAAAAATTATGCGACATGAGCCACTAGAAGCTTATTCAAACTTTGTTGTTAGTAGAGGATTTGAACTCTTAGTACAAAAAGAAATTGATAGACTTACTGGAACTAAGGGTGTACGGATGGGTAATTTTATGCGTATTCTTTACAATAAAGCAAGGGAAGAAGCATATGCTTTAGGTGGAGAAAAGAGAGCTTCTGAAATTGATGCTGGGTTTGATAGACTATCTAATGATTATTTAGCTTATCAAAATAGATTGTCAATGATTCAAACAAGAGGAGAACGGTTAGCTACTGAATCTACCGAAATCGGTCTTGGTCTTGTTAGAGCACTTAGCGGAACATTGTGGGGTATTACTGGTAGTGCTGAACCATTACAGCATCTAATCATGTCTCCATTTACAGTAGGTCCAATGCAAACTATTAAGAATATTTGGGAAACAGTTAGAATCCTTATTGGAGATAAACGGTTCTCAACTAGTGCAGCATTAAAAGATGAAATGATGGAAAGCATATTCTTTATGGATCTTGTAAGAGCAGATACTCAAGATAGATTACTTAATCTTGATGGAGATGGAGTACCAAGAATTAGTCGCTGGTTTGATCGTCTAAAAGCTAGAAGAGAAGATTCTTCTACTTTAGGTAAAGGTGTAGATATATTTGCTAATACAATGGTTGAAATTGGTTCTTCAAGATACACTACATTCCTTGCACGAAAACTAGCAATGCAAAGATTCAGTACACGGTTTGCTAAGTTTATTAATAATGGAGCAGCTGAAAGATTCTTTACAAAGTTATCAGATCCAATTGTTCAATCAAGAATGAGAGCATTAGAAGAAGCCGCAGCTACTGATATAAAAGCAGCCAAAGAATTAGACAAGATGTTTAAAGAAATAAGCAGACAGTCCGGCTTTGGTGGTCGTTGGGATGTAGCTATGGCTATGAATAAATACGGCATTAATACTGTTGAGCGTATTACAGCACTAAAAAAAATGTTTGATAAGCTAGGCCCACAATATTCAAAGTCTGGTTTAATTAATTGGAAAGAGCTTAGAACAGTTGTTGATGAGCTAAAGAAAACACCAATCATTAGAGATCTTAATTATGATGTTGCCAGAGATGCTTATGAGTCATTTATCTTTGCTACAGAAAGCATGGTAACAACTGAAGGTGCTATCTCTGCTAGTCGTGGTTTAAATAGAGATCTTAGAATTGAAGGTAGAACACCATCAGGTAGATTGTTTAAATCTCTACTTGGTTGGTCACAGAGTTTCTATAATAATGTTCTAGGAAATCACGGTGGTATTAAATCATCTGCCTTAATAGGTAGTATGGTTCTATATACAGGTTTAACCGCAATATCTGAATACATGAAAGAATGGATTAGAGGTAGGGATTGGGAAGACATCAAGGAAGAAATGACTAAAGATCCAGAAACATTTATCTATAGAATGATGATGAACCTTCCAGCATTGGGCGGTCTATCTGGTAATCTTCAGTATGTCTTAGCTAAAACCAGCGAAGCAACTGGTGGTCCACTAAAAGCATTTAGAACCCCAATGATGGCTCCTGCTTATGCTATGGCTATGCAACAACCATTCAAGATGGCTAACTCTTTATATAATTTAGTTACTAATTCAATACCATCTGGAGATATTCCTGCAACTATGTCAGATCTTGGTAGTGTAACTATGATTAATAATTTATTCAATAACTCACCAGTAGCAGTTCCAGCTAGACTCCTAGTAGAAAATAAGTTTATTACCGAAGGTGATGCTTTGGGTAAATATATGAAGTTAATTAATAAAACAAAGAATACCTATAAAAAGGGTTCTAAGTACAATGGTCCTAGCTTTGTTCAAGATGACGAAACAATGAAAAGACTAGTGGCCGAAATCATTAGAAGACAGTCTCAACCCAAATAAACCAATAGTTGGAGCTATAGATATTTCCCATAGGGGTATTCTTAGGAATACTCCTATGGGAAACCTATAGATTAAATAATTTTTGTATTTATTACTTAGTTCCCTGTCGGGATCGTAGGGGACTCCTCGGTAATCAATACAAAATAACACTACACAGATCCCGGTCGATTTCGATATAAATTGAATAATACAATCCCCTGCGGTAGCCCCAGATACCTGTGGGGGTATATTCTCCTATAGCTCAGTCGGTAGAGCAGAGAGCTGTTAACTCTCGGGTCGTTGGTTCAAGTCCATCTGGGAGAGTTTGGAAAATCGGCTTAGGGGTCAAAAATTTATAAAGTGATATCCCCCTCTGTAGCCTCCCCCCTAACCCCCCGTACCCCCCGTCCGATAAACCAACGCCCGGTAACTAGGGATGCCCCTAGCCGGTTATCGGCCCACATTCGGCAAGGGCATCGGGATCGGCAGGCATCCCGTACTACTAGTGTCCTCGCCGCAGCGTGCGGCAGGCAACGCAAGTTCTCGAAAGGATTCCAATGGGTACTATCCTGCGTGGGTTGGTCAGCGAGTGTCTGTCGAACTTCTCCGAAGATAAGTTGGTCGCGGTTCTTCGGGAGGCGCATCATGTGCTCGGGGATGGTCGCAAGGTGCACGGGTTGTTCTGCGACATGTGGAAGGTGTTGTTCCCGAATGGCACGCTGGATGATCGCAAGGCCATGTACGCTCGGGTTCTCACGATGGCTAATCTGCCGTCCAAGAACTACGGTAAGGCCGTCACGAAGGCCGATGTGTTCTCCCGGCTGGATGCGCTCGGAGTGTGACACGGATTCCCCCGCGTTGTTCGCGGGGATTCCCTAGGCGATACCCTGCGGGGTATCTCTAGGGGATTCCCTCGGATGTTCCGATGGATGATGCCCTGCTCTTTTCTAGGAGGATTGTTCCATGAATCTGCTCGACGAAATTCGCAAGGGTTGTTCGGTGGTGCGTCATGCCCAGATTGTGCTGGCCATCTGGAAGATGGATGGCGAGGCTACCATCACGGAAGTTCTGGAGTATGTCCGTGCGAGAACTGGGAAGTCTATCGACCGGGAAGACTTGGAGCGTGTTGTTCGCTTCATTCCCTCCTCCAGTTCCCGCAAGGTTCCCGGCGTGAAGTCTGCGCCGGATACCACGCCCATGATGCCCCGTTGGGATCGTCCGAAGGTTTCAATCTAACCCGAAAGGATTCTTCAAATGAAGACCGAATCAACTTTCACTATCGGCATTACTTTGGCGGATATTGATGCCTGCGGAGTTATGGAACAATGCGGGAACATTTCCAAGAGAATCGCAGAGATTCAGGAAATGATCGAAATAATCCGTCAGGCTAGCCGCAAGGGATATCCCGATATTGTTCGGGATCATGCCAACAGGATTATCCCTCGGATTTATAACATCTATCTTCGGGCACAAGTTGCCATGATGGATGCCGAGAAACTTGCCAAGTAAATGTCAAACAATCCGCCCCGGTTATCGGGCGCGGGTTGTTGATAGCGAAGCGTTGATAGCGAAATGGTTGGCGAGATGGTTTCTGTAGTTTTGATTGTGGTATTTATTGGTGGATAACCGATAGGTATCTTTCAGGCAGGATTGTGGAAGCGAATCGTAACGAGTGAATCGCTATGAGTTGTATGGGGTTGTTCACAAAGAACTCAACCATGCAAGTACCGTGAGAATCCACTCACTAAATACGAAGACACCACAGAATCTTCCCTTATGGTATCCCTAGGTGAAATATCCTATGGATATCTTTCCCGAAACTGTAGGAATAACCCGCCATTGCAGTAGTTCGGAGAAAACAAGGGTGTATATTTATGGGATTAGCATTCATCTCATAAATGAAATAGTGCGAATGTTTTCAGATAGGCTAACCATGTAACCTATCGGTGTTGGCATGGTGGTATCCATAGGTGAAATATCCTATGGATATCTTTCAGTTGAATAGTTACTATCTCTGCAACAAGTAGCACCCTCTTTGTGTGCCTTGGGATTGTAGAAGTAACTAGGGTTTGTGGTGAACCTTGTAATGTTGGGTCTTGTGTAAGGACTCTAACTATTCCTTATGGAATAACTGTAGACATAAACCACACTCTCTAATCCGGCTATGCCGGGAAAGGTTTGCACATGATTCAGCATTCGTCAAACTTCCGAGACAGAACTAACCGTTGTATTGTTTCTCTTCAGGAAGGTTTTCGTGATCGACTGAAGGAATCTTTGCCACTCCATAAGCATGGATTAGTTGATTCAATGTTTGAATCCCTGAATCTTTATGCTCAGGAAGTTGAGAGTCTTCAGCAACAGATTGATAGGATTTCAGCATGAACATCTATAAGTTTGTTCAGAACAATAGCGGTGGATATTATGTTGGCCCTGCTGAGTTTGTTGTTCGTGCTGAATCTGTAGAAGGTGCTTGGGCTGAACTAAAGAAGCAAGAATGGTTTACTACAGATTTCTGTGAGTGTTGTGGTGAGCGTTGGTATAACCCCGAGGTTCTTGAACCAATAAAGGAAAACAGTATGAACTGGAATGACATTGCAGGTGTTAATCTGACTGATACTGAGTTGAAGGAACTTCGCTCTACTGTCAAGTCTTTGCAGGATACTGTTAAGGATTTGCGGGCAAGTCTTGAAATCGAGCAGATGTTGAATCGTGCTTTGATGAAGAAGGTTCAGAGGTTTGAGAATGTTTGAGCTTCTTGCCATTGCTTTGGTTGTTGTTACTTGTATTGTTATTACTTGTGTTGCATTGCACAATGTAAACAAACTTGGATAACTGATCTCTCCCGCATTCTCATGGTAGAAATATCATGGGAGTGTTTCAGGCATTTCGCGTGGTAGCCTCTTAGATAACCACATATGTTGTATAGCAACTACACCTATACAAAGGAGACACATGTAGGGTACTAGGTAAACGCGTAGTCCATAACCTAGGTAGGCAAGTGGTTCGCCACGGGATTCTCTTTCGGGAGAATCCCCTACGATGTACTTGTCTGTTCTTTTCCATCTTATAGGAGAATCAAATGAAGAATCGTGAAACTACACTTTATGGGGAACAGTTTGAAACTGTTCTTATTTGTTTGCGAGATAGAATGGTTAGTATTGCAGAAGATATTAAGAAAGCACCATACCATTCAGATAATGGTGAAGGTTGTCATGGTGATGATGATTGGCGTTATAACCTACACATGAGTACGCTCGTTTATAAAATGTCTCAAGTTAGTACATTGTATTATGAGATGGTTACTCAATGTGATTATGTTGACAATGATGGACAAACTAACAATGGATGAGTTTATTATTATCAGTTGGTACATAAAGGTTATTGTTCTTTGTGTACTGTCCCCCGTGATCTTGTTTCTTTATTACAAGGATAAGCGAAACTTAAATGGACAATGATTATTGGGCAGCTTATGCTGCTGTTGATTGTATTGTTGAATCAGACCTAATCGCTGAAGAAGATGATTATGTTGTGATTTCTATTCCTCGTTCTCTGTGGGATTCTTATCAGGAGTTGGCAAATGGAAACTAGTGCACCTAATACTTATATGGATTGGTGGGTAGTGTATCGTACTGTTGATAATCGCAAGTGGCGTACTCTCAGTTACCACGATACTAAGTATGATGCTAATCGTGCAGCAATGCAAGCAATGTTTGGTGTTGTTGGTACTGATGTTGTGTGTGTTCACCGTGATGATCTTGAACCCTATCTTGGAGATAACGCAAATGCCTAACTGGTGTATGAATACTGTTGTTGCAAAGCACTCTGATCCTAAGAAGATTGCTGGTCTTAGGGATGCTCTTGTTCTTGATGTGTTCTTTGAACATATTATTCCTATTGGTGAATGGGACTATAACAAGGCTATTGATAAGTGGTCTACCAAGTGGGAAGCATCTGGTATTTCTTGGATGAAGTTCCCTGATGGTAGGACTGGTAATGATTATCTTGAGATTTCTTTTGAATCTGCTTGGTGTCCTCCAGAGAATGTTTATGAGGCTATGATTCAGGATGGTTGGCGTATTACTGCTTACTTCTATGAACCCGGTATGGGGTTTGTTGGTAAGTACGGTACTGATCTTGATGGTATCTACGAGGAATCATATGAGATCAATAATGAACCTATTCCTGCTGAGTTGGTTGAGATGTTTGGTATTCAAGAGATGTTTGAGGATACCGAGTATGAACTTGTTGAAAATGATGATGGTTTCTATGAAGTAAAGGAGATTGAGAATGCCGACTGAAACTAGTGTGATTATTCCTAAGCATGATAATCAGTATGCTAAGACTGATGTTGCTCAGTCTATCTTTGAAACTTTTGTTTGGTATGTGTCTACTCACTTTGGTGGGTGTTCTGTTGTTGAAGGACAGGGATTCTATAAGATGAGTGACACCAAGGTTCAATGTGATGAATGGTGGAAGGTTAGTATTACCTATGACAAGCAGGAAGAAGTTGATTCTTGTGTTCAGGCTCTAATCAATACACTTTGCAAGCAACTTGGTCAGGAATCTGTTATGGTTACTTATACTGAAGTTGCTGTTATGTTTTCGGCAGAATCTAAGATCAATACAAAGGATATCTATGCTCTTGTTTGAATATTTTGTGTTCAACAGTCTGTCTAACGACAATCCACGAAATGTCAATCCAGCTGTATTCCGTAAGGTTTATGGTATCAATGGTGCTGGAGATGAATATGTTGGATGCTTGTCTAATATCCTAGATTCTGTTGATTTTTACAAGCGTAACCTTGAAGTTGCACTTGATAAGATTCGTAAGTTGGAGTATGATCTCAAGCATTATAAGGAGAATACCGATGGGACTGCTTAAGTTGAAGGCTAATAAGAAGTTGAATGGTAAGCATTATCGTTGGGGTGATCTGTATGATTCGTGGAATCAGACACAGAAGGATCACTTTGATGGTAAGTTGGATGTGTATGCTCCTATCATGCGTAATAATATTCAGTATCCTAGCATTGCGGATCAATGGAAGGCAGACTTTTCAAGGAAGATTAAGAATGGATAACAGTCAATACAAGTTTGAATATATGGGTGATGAGTATGTTGCTCATCTGAGTCATATTGAAGACCCTGATGGTGCTCCTCATGTTGAGATTGATCACATTGAGGATATCTATGGATCTCATATTGAGCCAACAGAAGATGATGAGTTTGGTAATGAACTGTACCAATATTTTTGGGAGAACTATAGTGGGTCTTGATATTTACGCAATGGAAACCAAGAATGCTGATCCTGAGTTGTTTGCTGGAATTAAGCTTTGTGGTGGTGAGTTGCATACTGATACTACTAGTTTTCGTGGTAAGGTATACGAGTCTCTTGTTCAATGGATGACTGGTGATGAGGTTACTCTTTATCAGGAAGTTGTTCCATTTGATGATCTTCGTAAACTTGCTGATCAGTTTGCCTTGTTCTTTACCGAAAATCCTGATGACACTAAAGCACAGGAACTTCTGAATGAACTGTTTTACAATACAAAGCAGATTGATTATGCCCATACTGTTGATGAGGTTCGTAACCTTCTTAAGTTTTTTAATGTTTGTCTTGATAACAATCTTCATCTGAGAGGATGGTGGTAAATGTCTGAAGCAGAAATTAATGATGCTCTTGATTGGCTTTTGGTTAATGATTTTGTTTCTGTTAGTTGGGATGAGAATGGTGTTGATTACTATAGTGTAACTGAAAAGGGCGAAACATATTTTAATTTGCTTAATGCTTTTAAGGAAGAAGATTCAGATGATGGATATCAAGTATGTTGATTGGGTTCATCGTCTAGATATGATGCTTCTTGACGAGGCTATTGTTTGGGAAGATGTTGCTCAGTTTATGCCGCACCATTATTATCTTCTTGGTAAGTCTCCAGAAGATTTTATGTTTGACATGAAGGAAATGATCAATGATTAATTACTATGTTATGAAGGTTAATACTGGATGGTATGAGGTCCGCCGTTCTTATGGTAACGGTTCGAATAATGTCGAGGTTATTGATGCCTTTGAAGATGAATCAGACGCTTTTAATTTTAAGTCTTGGCTTGAGAATAAGGATGGTAATCTGATCGGTTTCTATCCCTAAAGTTGGGGCTACTGATAGGGACCACAATACTCGCCCTCTTAGCTCAGTTGGTAGAGCAGTTGACTTTTAATCAATAGGTCGTAGGTTCGATCCCTACAGGGGGCACTTATGGAGAATCTTATGAAAGAGTTATTTAGAGACTATGAAGAAATCAATATTAATATTAATTGTATTGATTACTTAGTTAACTTTAGATCCCTTGAGTTCTGGCATCTTGTTGATAATGGTATTGGTTGGTATGATTACTTTGGTGCTACAGGTATCCATGAAGAATGGGAATGGGAACTTGGTGATGTAGAGATATCTGATATTTCAATTATTGAGTTTGATGAAGATGAAAACTCAATACTCAAACCAATTGAGTCTTTTGATTCTGCATTCGCTATCAACATTTACGAAGCGTGCCACAAGTATACTAAGGATAATGCTATAGAGCCTTGATTTACTGGGATGTGCCTGAACTGGAGGAAGGCCGTGACTTATAATCGCGTATATGCGGGTTCGAGTCCCGCCATCCCTACTATTGTTTTGTTGTTTAATTCTATTTGAAAGGAAAGTGTAATGAGTACTTTTGCAGAGCAGCTTGATGAACTGATTAAGGATACTGTCGGTGATCTTATTGATGAGAAGATTGAAACCGAACTTAGTAACTTTAAGGATGATATTGACAACATTCGTTATGAGACTGAGCAGATGTGTGATTCTAATATCTCAGACATGAAGGATGACATTCTTTCTGAAGTCGATGCTATGGTTAATGATGTTGTTGGAGATAGGCTTGAAGAACTTAAGCAGAACGGCAGTACTATTAATAATAACGATATGCGTTATATTAATGATCTGATTAAGTCTGTTGTTGATGAGCGTCTTTGCAATGCTGTGACTACAATTTATCAATCCGTTATGAAGGAGTTGAATGGTTTTGTTCAATCCACTCCTCCATACAAGGGTAATTGATTCATGTGTTCCTGTAGCTCAATTGGATAGAGCGTGGCACTTCTAATGCTAAGGCTAATGGTTCGATTCCATTCAGGAACGCTTTATGAAATATGGTCTATGGTGTAAAAATTTAAAAGATTGGATGATGGAAAATAAAAACGACATTGCTTATTGGGAATCTGATAAAGAGGCCGATAAGTGGCGTAAAAGTCATACTGTTCATCCAGATAATTACGAAGTAAAGAAACTTGACAAGCGCAAGGAGATGTGATATAATGAGCGGTAAGCATTCAGCTGGTAAGGGTGATAAGTATCGCCCATTGGATAAGAAGCAATACGATAAGAACTATGAGGCTATCTTTGGTAAGAAGAAGCCTAAGAAAAAGAATACTGAAAAAATTATTAAGCAACTTGATGATTTGTTTGATGGTAAGATTTAAATACTACGGCCAAGTAGACCAACGGCAGAGTCAAGACACTTAAAATGTTTGTAGTGTGGGTTCGAATCCCACCTTGGTCATGTTGGGGCTATCGTCTAGTGGTCTAGGATAGGAGGCTTTCATCCTCTTGACCGGAGTTCGAATCTCCGTAGCCTCACTATTGGAGTTTATATGAAACAAAGTAGAAACAAAGATAAAGACAGATACAAGTATAAAAAGAAAGAACAGAATAAGGGTTGGGGTAAGCAAAAGAGAGATCGTATTAAAGAAGATTTTAAAGTTCGTGATCGTTCTGATTTTAATTAGCATCTGTTGATGCAGAAAGGTGTGCTATAATGGCTCACGAGATTATGGAAAAGGATACTGCTGTGTTTAACCGAGTTGCTGCTTGGCATCGTCTTGGTACTGTTGTTGATTCGGATATGTCGCCTAATGATGCTTTGATGGCTGCTGGTCTTGACTGGAATGTTTACAAGTCTTCTTTTATCAAGGCTAGTATTCCTAACTGTGATGATGTGTTTAGTACTGATTACGCTGCTCTTATTCGTGAAGACACGAAGGAAATTCTTAGTGTTCAGTCAGCTGATTATCAGGTGATTCAGAACAAGGAACACTTTGAGATGGCTTATGAACTTAGTAATGATGTTAAGGTTGAGTCTGCGCTTAGTCTTAAGAATGGTCGCAAGGTTGTTCTTCTTCTTCGTGGTGATACCTTTGATGTTGCTGGCTCTAGTGGCGATACTGTTACGGAATACATGGGTCTAATCAATAGCCATGATGGTAGTATTGCTTTCTCTGCCTTGCCAACAAGTGTTCGTATTGTTTGTCAGAATACTCTTAGCATGGCAATTGCTAAGGCTCGTCGTGGAAAGAATATGTTTAGAATTACCCACAAGGGTTCTACTATGGAAGACAAGAAGGATGCAATGCGTGAAGCACTTCGTGAATTCAAGTCTAGTGGTAAGTTCTTCCGTGAGACTGTTAATACTCTTGCAAGCCGTGAACTTACCAAGAATGATATTCAGAAGTTCTGGATGGATGTTTGGGGTATGATTGAGGCTCCCATTGTTTCTAATCCAAGCAATGGACATGAACAGAATAATTACGACAATGCTCTAAAGGCTGTGTCTAATTGGTCTGAAACCTTTGACCGTGAAAGGGATGAGACTAAGAGTAGAGCTAGTATCTGGATGGCTGCTAATGCTGTTAGCAAGTTTATCCAGCATCGTACTGCCGCTAGAGGTCGTGTGGCAAAGCCTGAGAATCGTGCATGGGATAATCTTGCAGGACTTACTCAGGATGATACTATGAAGGTTTTCCGTCACGCTCTTACTCTTGTCTAATCATTAATTTGATGGTGGGATGCGCATACCTATAACGCATTATAAAGGTGATATATGGATAAAAAGATTGCAAATATGTGGATTAAGGCTCTTGAATCTGGTGACTATAAGCAGGGTCATTTTGCTCTTAGATCTGAGAATGATTGTTTCTGTTGTCTTGGAGTTCTTTGCGATCTGTATGACAAAGATCGTAAGCAAAAGAAAAAGAGATCTATCAAGATTACTAATGCAAAGTATAATGGAAATAAAAACTTTTCTTGTTTTAAGTATGGTAATCAAACGGATTTTCTTCCAGTTGCTGTTAAGAATTGGGCTGGAATGTCAACCAATAAAGGTTGGTTAAATGGTATTCATCTGTCAGGTTTAAATGACGGTGATTACGATAAGCACTATACTTTTAAGGATATTGCTAAAATTATTAAGAAAAATATTGAAATTCTTTGATAGGAGGTTACTATGCCTGAGTTATGGGATTTACTAAAGCCAGAAGTTCAGGAAAGTAGAAAAAACTATCAAGCAATGCTTGAAGAAGAAATGTTAAATCTTTCCAACAATAGATATTGGGAAGAGTATAACAGATCGCCTGACGAAGGATATCCTGAACAGGGTCTATTAGATAGTTGTGTTATTCATCTCACTCCATTCTATCAAGAGTGGATTGATATGGTTTCAAAGAATCGTAAGACTCCTGATTGGGCATATCCTTTGTTTGCTGTTGGTGCTGGTAAGATGGCTGACATTACTATACGATGTCTAATGCTTGAGTGGTTTAACTCAAATACTTGGGATCGTAAGATGGATGGTAAGGATGGAGATATTCATAGCTTACCTTTACCATCTGCACAGCATATGGCACATCAGATTTCTAATATGGCTATTGATATTGTTTCATATCAAGCAGCTAAGAAAGATTTTAGAGATGATTGGTTAAAGCAGTCTCATTATCAAAAGAATTGGACCGTTAAGCGATGTCGTGCTTTTGCTGGTAAAATGAATTGCATTAACAAAAAGCAATTTACTAGAAAGCAACGCGAAGATTTTGGTCATCATATGCTTCGCATTGCTGAGATGAGTAATATCATCATCATCAGAAACTTTAGAAAGCGTATTGGTAATCGTTGGTATGAAAGAGTTGTTGTAAGTTTTACTGATGAACTTCTTCAGGAGCTTCATAATAGACACAAGGATTTGATCTCAAGAGCAAGTCTATTGTATCGTCCTATGATTGTTCCTCCTGCTGAACATACTGTTACTTCATCTGGTGGTAACTTAATGCCTTGGATTCGTAAGCCAGTTGTTCAGAAGTTTAGAGATGTTCATTGGGATGAGACTGTTGTTCAGAAAAACTCAACTCCAAGCGAAATGGTTGTTCGTGGTTTAAATGCATTGATGCATACTGAGTGGGCTATTAACTATAAAGTCTATGCAGTAATGAATGCAATGTTCCACAACAATACAAGGGAGGCTAATCTTCCAGCGTATAACTTTGATGCTTTTGATTTTGGTGAGGCTTATCCTGAAACTGGAACAAAAGAAGAAAAGGCTAAGTGGTGTCAGCGTAAAGAAGAGTCTTGGTCTTCTTGGTATAAGGAAGAACGATCCCGTGGTCGTATGTTGGTAAGGCTTAAGGTTGCAAATGATTTGATGAAGTGGAATTTCTTTTATCACATTTATACATGTGACTTTAGAGGTCGTGCTTATACTGCTTGTGATTTATTGTCACCACAAAGTTCAGATTTTGATCGTAGTTTAATTCACTTTGCTAAACCAATAAAGCAAACTGAAAACGGTATATACTGGTTAAAGGTTCATCTTGCTAATTTGTTTGATCAAGATAAGTTACCATTTGCAGATCGTATTAAATGGGTTGATGATAATCTTGATCTTATTAAAGATACTGCAAAAGATCCATTTGAAACAAGATGGTTTTGGGTTAGTGACAAAAAGAAAAAGAACCCTAGTTTTCAAAGACTAGCTGCAATCTTTGAACTTTGTAGAACAGATGGATTAACTCAACTACCAATTCAAATTGATGGTTCATGTAACGGTGTTCAACATTGGGCTGCTATTATGCGTGATGTTGATCTTGCTTATAAAGTAAATCTTACTGGACACAAAGATCCACAAGATTTATATGGTTTTGTTGCTGATTCTATGACTAATTCAATGTCAAAGGATTCTAAAGATGAGAATGCAGACCCAGATACAAAGGATTGGGCACAGTTATTTTTAAATCATTGGGATAACAAAATCCCAAGATCAGTATGCAAGAGAGCTGTTATGACAGATCCATATGGTGTTACATTCTACGGTATTCGCAGATACTGTAAGACTGAAGGTCATTTGGATTGGGTTAACAAGGATCGTATTGCTGGTGCAGTTATGGAACTGGCTACTTATATTGACAAGTGCTTAAAAAATACTTTAACTAATGCAAATTATGGTAAGGTATGGCTAAAGCAAATTGCTGATATAGCAAGCAATATGGGTAAAAATCTTGAGTGGACTACTCCATGTGGTTTTAAGGTTGTCCATCAGTATTATGAAATTCTAACAAGGCGATCAATTGCAAAGTTGTTCAACATGAAGGAACTTCATTTTGGTTCTACAGATTCAAGTCAGATTGATGACACTCAAGTTAACTTGGCAGTAAGTCCAAATTATATCCACAGTCTTGATGCAAGTCATATGTGGATGACTATGGATAAAATGCTTACGGCTGGTATTACTAATTTTAGTTTTGTACATGATTCATATGGGTGTGCTGCTCCATATGTTCCATTAATGAGACAATACACAAGAGAAGAGTTTTATGCTATGCATAAAGAACCTTTACTTGAAAAACTAAAGTTAGAAGTTGAGAGTTCATTAGGAGTTGAACTTCCAAGTACACCTTTAATTGGATCTTTAAATATTTCTTCTGTTCTTGAAGCAGAGTATTTCTTTCACTAAGGAATTATATGGCAAAAAAGAAAAAGAAAAGAAAGATTATAAAGGTACAAAATGAAGGTGATATGGAAAATGCTGTTAAGCGTGTGGTTGATTTGGCTTTGTCTGATCAAGTAAAAAAAACCATAAACTTGTGGTTTCCAACTGGAAGATTTGGTGCTATATTTTTAGATAACTGTCATAATGAAATGATGTTAAAAAATGTTCCAGAACAAACTGATATGAACATAAACATCTATATAAATGAGGATTAATAATGTCTAGAGTTTTAGTTATAGGTGACACGCATTTTCCTGCGGTTCACAAGAATTACTTTACATTTGTTAAAAAGATTCGTGATAAGTACAAGTGTAATGAAGTAGTTCATATGGGTGATGTTGTTGATCACCATTGTATTTCGTTTCATGCAAAGCATCCTGAAAACGAGGGTGCTGTTACTGAATACAAGAAGGCTTCGATTTGTATTAAGCAATGGGAAAAAGAGTTTCCAGAGTTAAAGGTTTGTATTGGTAATCACGACGAAAGAGTTTATAGATTAGCTTCAAATATGGGTATTCCAGATTTTTATCTGAAAGACTATAATGGAGTTTATACAACAACTAAATGGGAGTGGATGTATGCTCATATTATTGACGGCGTTCGCTATCAACACGGTACTGGGTCTTCTTCTCAATATCCAGCTTTTAATACGGCTAAGATGTCGGCATTCCCCATTTGCATGGGACATCACCATTCTATTGCTGGCATCAATTGGCTTTGTGGCCCTGATCGTAGGATTTTTGGAATGGATGTTGGGTGTGGCGTAGACAAGGATAGATATGAAATGGCTTATGGTAAAAACCTAATTAAGAAGCCAGTCATTTCTTGTGGCGTTGTAATTGATGGTCATCCTTATCTTGAACTTATGAATATGTGAGGTATAATATGGAACAAAAGAAGTTTGCTGTACTTACTGAAGAAATGTTTAAGTTTGTTACTCCTAAGTTTACTGTTAGAATGTGGCTTCCACTAACTCAACCGTTTAGTCAAAACGATCTTTACCCAACTTCTGATGGTTTTGTTGCTGATGATAGTTGGATGAAGCATAATATTGAACAATGTATTAAAAGCAAATGGAAAGATCTTGGTATATCTGAACTTGGTCTTCGTCTATTATCTGCATACGAGGCCAATGCCGTTGAAGTTCTTGACAAGGACGGAAATGGTAAGGTTTTCTATAACGACTGGCCCTGATAGTTGGGGCTAATGATAGGTACTATCAGAAAGGAGGAAGTATAACAATGAATACAGAAACTACAAATAATGGTCCTGCTGTAACTGGCGTAAGCGTAATTGAATACCTTTCAAATATTAGCACAGTTCTAACTGGTATTACAACTAATATTAATGAACAGGTTACTCGTCTAATTGCTGCTCAGTCTACTGCTACTGCAAATCTAAATAAGGAGAATTCAAATGAAGACCGCGAAGTTGCCACCGCTAGTAACTGATACCCTTGAAGTTAAGTGGAGTAATCTACTTAAGCCAGATACTAACTTTGGAGAAAATTCTGCTAATCACAATATCACCGTTATTGCTGATAAGGATTTGCAGAAGACTCTTGCAGACATTCTTAAGAAGAGTGGAGCAAAGAAGATCAATGGTATGGTTGATAAGGATGGCGTTAAGTATGTAAAGTTTAAGAGCAAGAATCACATCGACAAGATTAAGTTCCCTTGTGTAGATGCTCTTGCAAAGGAAACAGAAGTTGTTGCTTTTGGTGGCGATAAGGTTCGCTTAAAGCTTCAGCCGATGGTTCTGAGTCGTGATAACTCTCTCAGTCTATATCTGAACGGTGTTCAAATCATTGAAAAGAATAACCTTGGTGGTGGTTCTGGTAGTGGTTTTGCACCAGTAGAAGGTGGTTTTGTTGGTGCTAATACCAACACTAAGTCTGCATCAACTACAGAGACAGAAGAAGTTACAGACGATGACATTCCGTTTTAATGGAATGGAAGTTTGAAATATCACCAGTCGCTGCTTCTAGGCCAAGAGTAGGTAAGTGGGGAGCTTACTACTCTGGTCCTTATAAAGAATTTAGAGAACAAGCTGCTTCAAAAGTATATGAAGTAATTGGAACAGAAAGAGAATTACTAACTGGTCCATTAGCTATTACTCTAGAACTCTATATAAAGAGGCCAAAGAAAACAGAGCGTAGTCACCCAAGAGCAGACTTGGATAATTACACTAAGGCTGTGTTTGATGTTATGAATGGAAAATTATGGGAAGACGATTCGCAGATCGTTTCCATGTATGTAACCAAGGAATGGGCTGATAAAAGCTCTGATGGTTACTTTGTACTTGGTGTTAATAAACCCAAGTAAGTGTCTTTGGTAGTTTAAACTAGTAGAACAGTATACATTTACCCCAAGCGTGTATAAAGATGGTGGTGCAAATCCACCCCAACGATTTAAAAGGAGATTTAATTATGGATAAGTTAGTAGAATATATTGATCATATGGGTACTGATGCTTCTGTTGTTAATGCAGCCAGAGTTTCTTTTGATAAACTTGCTGAAAACTATTCTCCAGAACAAAACGATAAACTTATTAAGTTCTTGGCAAAGCATAAACATTGGAGTCCTTTTTCTCATACAAGTATTTCTATGAGATTTAAGGCTCCTGTTTTTATCGCACGACAATTAGCAAAACATCAGGTTGGTTTTGCTTGGAATGAAATCAGTCGCCGTTATGTTAACTTTACTCCAGATTGTTGGATTCCAGATGCATTTAGAATGCGTGCTGAAAATAAAAAGCAAGGTTCATCTGATGAGGTTATTAATGATTCATCAATAATGCTTGATTATAAGAACATGTGTTCAGCTGCCTTGATCATGTACGATAGACTACTTGAGCGTGGCGTGTGTCCTGAGCAAGCACGGGCTGTTCTGCCGCAGGCTATGTACACCGAGTGGATCTGGACAGGTTCATTGTATGCGTGGCTCAGGATGGCTATGCTTCGGTCACACGATACGGCACAGGCAGAAGTGAGAGTATATGCTAAAGCTGTTGGTTCAATTTGTAGTAATTTATTCCCAATAAGCTGGAGCGCATTAGTAAATGAATCATTGGATAGAACTCTCTCGTAAAATTTCTGAAACAGTTCAAAGAGATCGTGCTCATATTTCTTTGGTTATTAGAAAAAATAAAGTAATTGCTGTTGGTACTAATAACTGGAAGACACACCCAAAGACTGTTGAACTTGGTTATATGTTACCTTATCTTCACTCTGAGTTAGATGCAGTAAAAAAAATTCAATGTAGTATGGATAAACTTATTCTTGTTAATACTAGGTTTAGTAAGACTGGTCATATTGGAATGTCGAGGCCATGTAAGTATTGTATGCCTTGGTGTACTAATATGTTTGATAAAATTTATTATACTAATGAAGAAGGGATTCTTGTTGAACTATGAAAATTAATGAAACATTTAAAATTATATCAAGGTATGGACAGCCTAGAGTAGTTACGAAGGTTGCCAGAAATAAGTATATTATTGATGGGCCTTCTGCTTATTATAGAGGAGGCACTTCTAATGATGGACATCCTTTTATTGATTATGATGGCGGTCCTTTTGTATGCACGGGTGATTCAATGTCGTTCTATGGAGGAACGGAAAAGGAAAGAATTGCGTCGATTGAGATTATTGAGTCATCTCAAGAAGGATTCTTAACAGTAGAAATATTGACTAGATCTAAAGATAAGGTATTAAAACTATGAGTAGCACATTTACTGGCAAGCGTACACAATGTCCAAAGTGTGCTGCTTCTGGACTTGATAACAAAGGTAATAATTTTGCAGAGTATACAGATCATTGGTATTGCTTTGCTTGTCAACACTATGAAGGAAAGGATGGAGTAACTAGAACTATGGAAACAGATACAACATTTACTAGTGCTGAATTCAAGCCAACAAAGGGTACTGTAACTGGCCTTTCTCATCGTAATATTGATGACAAGACTTGCAGGCTTTATGGTTATGAATCAGCTAAGGTTAACGGCAAGGAAGTAGAAATTTCAAATTACTATAAGTCAGGTTCACTTGTTGCCCAACATCTTCGTGGTCCTAACAAGCAATTCTTTTGGAAAGGTAATAGCCGAAATGTAGAGTTATTCGGCCAGCATCTTTGGAAGAATGGTGGCAAGCGTCTTGTGATTACTGAGGGTGAAATTGACTGCATGACGGTTAATCAATTGCTTGGTGGTACTTGGCCAGTTGTTTCTATTCCTAATGGAGCACAGTCTGCCGTCAAAGCAATCAAAGATAACTATGAATTTGTGTGCAGTTATAACGAAATTGTGCTTTGCTTTGATGGTGATGAACCCGGCAGAAATGCTACTAAGCAGGTGGCTGAATTACTACCACCCGGCAAGTGCAAGATTGCTAAGTTGCCTTACAAGGATGCTAATGAATGTTTAATGAATGCCAACGGCAAGGCTGTTGTTTCTGCTATCTGGGAAGCACAGCAGTATTCTCCAGATGAGATTTTACATATTTCGTCAATTGTAAATGACGGAGAGGATATTGCAAATGTTAGAGTATACCCGTTTCCCTTCGATTCACTTAGCGAGTATCTTATTGGCCAGCGTAGTGGTGAAATTACTTTATGGGCTAGTGGAACTGGTAGTGGTAAGTCTACTATTCTTCGTGAGCTTATCATTCACCATCTTGAAGAAGGCAGATCAGTTGGTGCAATCATGCTTGAAGAATCACCACAAGAAACTATGGATGACATGATTAGCTTGTTGCTTAACAAGCCAGTCCGTGCTATTCGTGCTTGTAGGATGATGAATGATCTTCGTGTTAAGCTTGGCAAGTCACCAATCAACATGGACTATATTGATGATCTATCTGATGAAGAGTATGCTGATGCAAAGCGTAAGCTTAGTGGCACTAACTTCTTTATCTATGACCATCTTGGTAACAATGCTATGCAGAATCTACTTGCTCGTATGGAGTACATGGCTGTCAGTCTTAAGGTTGATGTAATTGTTCTAGATCACATTACCGCTGCCGCAGCTGGTCTTATGGGTATGCATGATAAAGATACTGATGGTGGTAACTCAGAGCGTATCATTATTGATACACTTATGAAGGAACTACGATCTCTTGCTGTTCGTACTGGTGTGCATGTTGATATTGTATCACAACTTAAGAAGACCGACAAGGCTTATGAAGAGGGTGATCGTATTACTCTACAGGATCTTCGTGGTTCAGGTGCATTGTCATCCGTACCAAATACTGTAGTTGCTCTTGAGCGTGATCGTCAGAATGCAGATGAAACTGTTGCGAATACAACTCTAATTCGTGTACTCAAAAATCGTCTAACTGGTCGCGCTGGTATTGCTACTGCACTATTCTATGATCGTAAGACTGGTAGAATGAAAGAAGTTGGCTTTGCGATTGATGATGGTGGTCAAGTTATTTATAATCCAGCAGAAGGAACTACTGATGTTAACAGCTGATATTGTATTTGGATTAGCGTGGGGTGATGAAGGTAAGGGTAAGGTTGTATCTGGTATTCTTAGTCGTAAAAAAAGATACAACTATGTATGTAGATGGAATGGTGGTCCCAATGCTGGACATACCGTTTATCTAAATGGTAAAAAGTATAAGACTCACCAGATTCCTAGTGGTGTATTCCATGATGTTACTTCTATTATTGGACCAAACTGTGTTGTAGATCCAATCAAACTTAATGAAGAAATTAAGTATATGGAAGAAAATGGATTTAATCCACGAAAGTATCTTAAGATTCATCCTCATGCTAATATTATTACTCAAGAACATATTAGATATGATCAACAATTCTTAGCAGCTAAGTTGGGAACAACTGGTTGTGGTATTGCTCCTTGCTATGCAGACCGATCTTTACGAAAGGGTTTGCTAGCTAAAGAATATTATTCCTATGCTTCGTCTAATACTACAGATCTACTATGGAATATGCACTTTAAAGATAGATCACATATCTTATGTGAAGGTGCTCAAGGTATGTGGTTAGATATAAATCAAGGTACTCCACCATATACCACAAGTTCAGAAACTCTTCCATATGCTGCTTGCTCTCTAGGTTTCTCTCATAGAGAAATTGGTGAAGTCATTGGAGTTGCTAAAGCATACGATACCCGTAGTGGCGAAGATCCACGATTCCCTAATTCATTATTGGAATGCCCAGATAGAGGAATAATTGGGGCTACTGGTAAGGAATACGGCACAACAACTGGCCGTAAGAGAAAGGTTGACTTCTTAGATTTAGATGCTTTAATGAAGGCTATTGACCTAAGTGGAACAACTAGAGTAATTATTAATAAAGGTGATGTATTAGAACAATGCGGTATTTTCAAGATTAAACATAATAGAGAAATTGTTTCATTCAATTCATATGCAGATATGAAGAATCATATTATTGGATATCTTGTAAATGTCTGTTGGATTGATGAATCACTTATTAGTTTTTCTAATGATCCTGAATCAATTCCAAAGGAGTTTTCTGTATGAAAGTAGAAGAAGATATTAAGTTAGATTTTAGAGATGTACTTATTCGACCAAAGAGATCAACCCTCAATAGTCGAAGCGAAGTATCAATGACTAGAACTTTTAAGTTTAGTCTACCTAATGGACTTATGCAATGGTCTGGTACTCCAATTGTAGCCAGTAATATGGATACTGTTGGTAATTGGGATGTTGCACAAGAACTAGCAGGGTTTAATGCACTAACGGCACTACATAAATATTATACTGTAAATGAATGGAAGGATGCAAATGTTCTTGCTGGTAATCTATCTAATAATATTATCTATACTATGGGCATGGGGAAGGATAACTTTGCTGAGATTGACAAGGCACAACAAATTATTAATCTTTATCCAAGTATTAGATTTATCTGTATTGATGTTGCTAATGGATATACAGAAAAGTTTGTTAAGTATGTCTCAACAGTAAGGGGGCTATTTCCTAATCAAGCAATTATTGCTGGTAATGTTGTATCCCGTGAAATGACTGAAGCTTTACTATTGGCTGGTGCTAATATCATTAAGATTGGTATTGGTCCCGGTTCAGTATGTACAACTAGAAAGGTTGCTGGTGTTGGCTATCCGCAACTGTCGTGTATCATGGAATGTGCTGATGCCGCACACGGACTCAATGGCTATGTTCTATCGGATGGTGGTTGCACTTGTCCGGGGGATGTAGCCAAGGCATTTGGAGCGGGTGCAGATTTTGTAATGGTTGGTGGTATGTTTGCTGGTTGTGATGAAGCTGGTGGTAAAACCATAATGAAAGAATTAGAAGGATCTATGTATCCTATTTCTAAGCAGTTTTATGGTATGTCATCAGATACTGCTATGGGTAAGTATTCTGGTGGCGTAGCTACTTATAGAGCATCTGAAGGTAAGACTGTAAATGTACCATATACTGGTCCTGTTTCAGAAACGATGCAATCAATTCTTGGTGGTGTTCGTTCTGCCTGTACTTATGTTGGAGCAGATAAACTAAAGGATCTACCAAAGAGAACTACATTCGTAAGAGTTAACAGACAGCTTAACGATTTCTTTGAATAAGGAGTATACTATGAGACTAGTACTTGATGTTGAGGCAAACGGTTTGAATGAAGTTTCTCTTGATGGTAACAAGATCACCAAAGAAGCTGACACTATCCATTGTGCCGTAGCACATGATCTTGATTCAGGTACTACTTATAAGTTTACTAAAGATAATATCATGGCCCTACTAAGTCTTTTAGATAAAGCAACAATTATAATCGGCCATAATATTTTCTTTGATATTTCTGCTATTCGTAAGATTGTTGGTAATTTCAAGTGTACTAAGTATCACGACACGCTCATTATATCAAAGTTAATGTATCCAGATATTAATGACCACCCACTTGGAGATAACTCTCTACAGTCTTGGGGCAAGTTCCTCAAGAATGATAAGATTGATTACCAAGGTGGATGGGAAACATTCTCAGAAGAAATGTTAACTTACTGTGTGCAAGATGTTATGCTTACCGCAGATATCTTTCGCTATCAACAAATCCATTGCAAGGTTCCAGACCGTGTAGTTAAGTTTGAACATCTGGTATCAAAGATTCTTGCAGAGCAAACTACTTCCGGTATTGGTTTTAACTCAAATGCTGGTGACAAACTAATTGGTGAACTCTTAATTGAAAGGGCTAAGATTGAAGACGAGATGCGTCAAATCTTTCCAGACAAAATTATTGAGCGTTATTCACAAAAAACAAACAAACGCCTCAAAGATAAAATTGAAATTTTTAATCCCGGTTCTCGTCAGCAGATTGCAAGTAGACTATTTGAAAAGTATGGATGGGAAGCACCACTCACAGACAAAGGAAATCCAAAAGTTGATGAAGAAGTTTTGTCAAAGCTTGACTTTCCTGAAGCAAAGAAACTAGTTCAATACTTTGATTGTATTAAATTAATGGGTCAAGTAGAAGATTGGAACACACGATCTCATCACTCTAGGGATGGGCGGATTCACGGGCGTGTAAACGCACAGGGAGCCTCCACAGGGCGTTGCACACATAGCCAACCCAACATGGCACAGGTTAGCAAAGATCCCCGTGCTAGGGCTTTATTCTGCCCCATACAAAAGGATCATGTTCTAGTTGGTGCTGACTTGCAAGGTCTTGAATTAAGAATGCTATCTCATTTCATGGCAAAGTATGACAACGGTAAGTATGGTGATAAAATCTTAAACGATGATATTCATACCTATAATCAAAAAGCAGCAGGACTTCCTAACAGAGATGCTGCCAAGACCTTTATCTATGCCTATTGCTATGGGGCTGGAGATGAAAAGCTAGGAAAGATTATTGGTGGGAATAGAAACGCTGGTAGTCAGATTAGATCTAAATTCCAAAAAGAAATTCCTGCTCTTGACAAAGTACAACAAGAAGTAAAGTTTTCTGTAGCAAAGACTAAGGGTGTACAGTTACCAGATGGTCGTACTGTTCCAGTAAGATCAGAACACGCCGCACTAAACACACTTTTACAGGGTTCAGGTGCTATTGTCAGTAAACTATGGATGTGCATTGCCTATGTTAATTTAAAGAAAAAGTTTGGTAATCAAGTTTATCAAGTTGCTTATGTTCACGACGAATTACAATATTCATGTAGTAAGACTATTGCTGATGAAGTAGGTAAAATTGTAACTCTAGCTGCTACAGAGGCTGGCGAAAAGTTGGGCCTTAAGATACGGATTGATGCAAACTATTCTATTGGCTCTAACTGGAGTGAAACACATTAATGAAAGCAGATATATATTTAGCATTTTATGATAACACTACTGGTTTAGGCTGGTTTAGAAGTACTTTAATAAAACTATTAACAAGATCTAAAGTAACTCATGTTGCTTTAATATTTGATTTACCGTTTGCTAGTTTAACTCCTATGGTTTTAGACGGTGAAAGATGTAGATTGCTTACTACATATATCCTTGAGAAAAAAGGAGCGGTTTTAATCTACAAAAAGTACATGGGAAGTTATGATACTTGTATTGAAGAAGTTAAAAAAGTAACAGAAATGCATAAAGTAAGTACTTGGTATAAGTTAATTTTTTGGTTTTTCTTTGGTAGATTTATTAAGTATAGACCACACCACTGTGGTACACTAGCAGTTGATTGGTTAAATAGTAATCTTGGTTACAAACTACAAAACAGAAACATTCCTAGTCTTTTACTAGAGGAGGTACAACATGATCATAGTAATGATTGGCGGTAAGGCAAGAGTTGGTAAGACTACAATGGCAAATATTATTGCTGAGTATTGTCTAAATAATAACCTTACTCCTAAGATGGTTCCATTTGCTTATGGTCTTAAGAAAGCCGCTGAAAATAAAGGACTAAGTAAGGATAAGAACTCAGAAGAGTATAGAAAGTTTTGCCAAACACTAGGCGAATCCATGCGAATCAAGAATCCAGATCATTGGGTAAATGAGTGGACTGCTGCTGTAGAAGCAATTAGAAAAGAAGAACAAACTCTACTAGAAGTCGATGATCTTTGGAAGGAAAGAGTTGTTATTGTTGATGATTGTCGCTATATGAACGAAGTAGCTAAGGCTAGAGAATATGGTGCTACAACAATCTTTATTAGACAAGGCAAGAGAAAGCTTATTGAAGATCAGGCTGAGTGGCGTAATCACCCAAGCGAAGAAATGGCAAACAGTATTGAAAATAATCATAAAGATTATAATGATGTATTTCAATATAAACTCACAAACGATAGCACTTTAGATGTGTTTAAAAAACATTGTTTAAAGAATATTCCTACTTGGTTAAATCTTATTGCGGATACAAGTAGAGCCGCTTGTGATTGCGAACTATGCAAAGCTAATAGAGAAGGTAGAGAGCCTAATCAAGATAAGGTAATCCAAGAATTAATGGATTTACTTGATAAAGCTCTTGAAGAAGAAGAAGGTAAAGAATGAAAGCAATCTTGGATGGAGATATTATAGCTTATAGATTAGCTTTTAGGGCAGAGGCTGAGGGTTTAGAGGATATTGAACTATGGGCAGAACATGCTATATCCTCTTGGACCCCGCCAAATGTAACCGAAGTTCTCCTAGCCTTTTCATGTCCACGGTCTAAAAACTTTAGGCGAAAGATATGGGAACTTTATAAGGCACATAGAGATACCGGAAGCCATGCTCCTGATTGTAGGTTAGAAGTAGAACAAATTGTTAAAAATATATGTAATAAATTTGTAGTAGGTAATCAAATTGAGGCTGATGACTTTATGGGCATTGCCGCCTCTAGCCCATCTAGGGGCTGTATAGCCGTCACAATCGACAAGGATCTCCGTAGTGTTCCGGGATGGCATTGGAACCCAGACAAAGAAGCAGAGCCTGTCCTAGTGTCTGAGGAAGAAGCCGATAGAAACTTCCATTTACAATGGCTAACAGGCGATACTACTGACAATATTCCGGGTATTTGGAAGATGGGGCCAGCCAAGGCAGCTAAGATAATAGATAGTGTTTCTATTTCTAACAGAACAGCAGCCGTTTTAGCAACTTATGAGCAAGCCTTAGATAGAAATAAAAATAGATATAGTTATGATTATTGCATAGCTATGGCTAGATGCGTAAGAATTTTGCGTTATGGTGAGCTATCGGTCAATAAAATTACCAC